GGACTATACTTTCAATGGTTGGATAGATAGTAATTCCATTTTTGGTAATGTAAGCCCTGACCCTTCAATTACAGGTGCATCTACATTTCCAATTTTTGCTTGTGTAACAAAAGGCTTTGATGGAATTAATCGTTTAGTTGCATTAGATATGCTTCCCAATGGTGGTGCATATCGTTGTAATTCACGTCTTATATATGCTACAGATTCACTTGCTTATTTTAATGGTTTACAAGTTGGTGGACTTGGAACGTGGGGATTTGATAATAAAGCGAGACTATCAAAGTTGTATTTCTTTAGGGGTGGAGTGGCAGCAGCAGACGCAATTAATCCAGCAGCAATTCAAGGTTCATTTGAAGACCCTGTTACTGGAATACCGTATGTTCTTTGTAGTCAAAATCAGGGCGTGGAAGTTTATAATGATGAATGTATTTTGAACATTGCATCGATAGATTATTACTATAGATGTATGTATCCTACACTAACCCCACCACACACAATTATGTTAGCAAGTAAATTTTCTAACTTTAATGCAGCAGTAGTTCCATCAAGAACAGGTGGAGACAAAATACTTACTTATTGGGTGAGGAGAGTATAGTTAATGGGTTGGTTGACTGGTTGGACATATAGAAAATCTCATATTATAAATCCTGCTTCTGGTGCTGATAAAAATTATCAGAAAAGAATAGTAGTGCATTATGGTGCTGGAGTTGATAGTGATGAAGAAGTCTATCTTGATAGTAAATGTAAAACCGATTTTGGAGATATAAGATTTACAGATAGTAGTGGAACTTTCCTACTGGACTATTGGATTGAAAAGAAAGTTGACAGTAATTATGCTATTTGTTGGGTTGAAATTATTGACGATTTGAGTGTGTATGATAAGAAAATTTATACCTATTACAGTAATGCAGGAGTAACTTCAATAGCCAATGGAGATAATACGTTTGTATTCTTTGATGATTTTGAAGTAGATTTAAGTAAATGGTTAAATAATCATGCTTCAATTTCAACAGACTATGCTTATAATGGTAGTAAATGTTTAAGATTGGATGTTGTAGGTGGAAGTAATGGATTTGTTTCTAAACTTCTCACTCAATTAAATGTAGCAATTCATACCCATTATTATGATATTGAATCTGCCGAAGTTGAACTTCATGCTCTTATGGTTTCAGATGGTGCTGGACATGATTCTGCCATAGGTGTAGTAAGTGATGGTTCGCAGTATGAATATATGCCTGACGCATTTAATCCTGTTCCTATAAATAGTGGAATAGACAGAACTATTGATTGGCATGAATTTATAATTAGATGTCATGCTAATGATTTGGCTCAACCTTGGCTTGGAGGTTCAAGACAATTTCTTATAGATGGAATCGTAATGTCAAATACTACATTAAATTATGCAAATATTTTCTTACTAACATCTTCCACAGGAGGTGGTACTGCAACTGGGAAATCTTATTGGGATACGGTTTTTATAACAAAATATATTAATCCCGAACCTGCTCATGGAACTTGGGGTTCAGAAGAAGATGATGGTGTAGGAATAACAACATTTAATGCGGAAGATATTGTGCAGTCAGACGAAGAAGCACCCATAGAGTTGGAAGATATTATTTATTCTTTATCACAAAGTCCTGAATTAGTTGAGAATGTAATATATGGTTTATTAAAAACTCCATTACATGTAGCAATATTATCTGAGGATATTTTGGTAGTTTTAAATAGATTAAAAACATGGCTTGTTGAAGATATAATGGTTGCACTAACAGGTTCTTTGCATGTTCCAGTATTATCAGAGAACATACTGGTTGAATTATTAAGGATAAGGATTTGTGAGGTTGCAATAGAATTTGGTATTTCCGAGCAAGAAATTGTAAATATAATTATGACTACACAAGGGGAATTATTAAGAAGATTAACCAGTAAATTATATGAGAAACTTTAAGGGGAGTAAATGAAACAAAAATCTATGGTTACAGTTTCAAAATATTGGAATAATCCAAAGATAACTACAGAAATTTGGTTAGAGGGAATACAATTAACTAAAGATTTAGATGACTTTAAGGAATCGTTGAAGTATGAGGTAGGGAAGTTAGTTCTTGATGCTATAAATAATAGACTAAAGGGCAGAGTTAATGCCTTGAAGGGTGAAGTAGGTTCTCCTATTTTTTATATCACCAAGAAATCCATAGGAGATGTTATTGATAAAGTATTGGGGCAAAATGCTTCTTTGGATAAGGAGGAACTATATAAAATATTTGATGAAGCATTTGATAGTATTATTAACAAGATAAAAGAAGAAAGTGCTAAGGTTGTTTAGCACTAATATGTTAATCTTTACAAATAAAGATAACTAAAAAACGGAGGATTAATATGTGGAATAAGTTAAGAGATGTAGTAAGGTTCGTTAGTTTCGATTCTGTAAGTGGTGAGGCATTTTTAGGTAATGTTCCATTAAAAAATTACATTTCCTTATTTGCTCCAGCAGCACCAGCAACGGCAGTTGCGAATCGGTATGTAACATCTACCGCTATGGTAAATGCTGGATATTCAATAGCAAACAGTGGACTTCCTGGAGATGGTCTTTGTAGGAATGTTACATGCACACGAACAGTTGTTACTGGTGCTGATACTCCAGGAATATTAACAGTAACAGGTACAGATTATAATGATAAGGTAATAACGGAAGTCCTTATTCCAGGAGCACATACTGTTCTTGTTAGTGGAAAATTAGCGTTTAAGTCTGTCACAGCAGTTGTGGGTTCTGGTTGGGTTGTTGATTCTGGTGTTGCTTATGACACAATAGTTGTAGGATTCGGAGATGTAGTTGGTTTTTCAAGTGTATTGTCTAAGGGCGATATTCTATTGTTTGTATGGAATCAGGCGATTCTTACTGCTGCAACTACTCCAGCACTTCCAACATTTACTTATAGTAAAGAAGTAAGTGGATGCACAATTCCACTTCCTGCTGCTGCTAATGCTGCAAAGAAATTAATAGCTATATTACTACAATTTAAAGGATAGGAGGTACTAAAATGACATTCAGTAAAGTAGTATCTCTTATAGAACAACTTTTAGCAAGTGGTGTTGCGAAGGTAACGCTTCCATTATCCAATGATAAATTATGGCTTGGTGGTGTAGATGGAATAGCACATGAACAAAGCATGTCTGGTGCAGGAACAATAACCAACGCTGGTGTATTGGCTATCACTGGACAGATATTACCATCAAGTATACTCATGGGTGATGGAACCACAAAGATTGCATTTGATAGTGTAGGTGCAGATTTTGCACATCTTTCGTCTGGCGTAGCCGTTACTGAAACTGGAACTAATGATAATGATATTAAAAACATAAGATGTCAACTTACGTCTATGGAGGCATTAACAGGAAAACATCTTAAGTCAATTTATTCAAGGGTTGACGTAGACCATGCGTGTACTGATGCTTATTGCTTCCAGGGAAGTATGCGACTTACTGGAGTTGTATCTACAACTGGATATGGTATAAGTCAGACTGTTGTTATTAAAACTGGTACTCAACCAGAGGTTTACGGTTCATATATTACATTTGCTGGACATACATCAGACCATACTCAACATACTGGTACGGTTTCGGGTGTTTCTGCTGTTTATAACGGAGGAAATAGTCACGCTGGATTCAAGGCAACGAGTATATTTCGTGGTGGTGGTGCTGCATACTGCTCAGTAGGTGCTGTGCTTCATGCTGCTGGAGAGGCTGCTATTGATAATATAATACAAGTTAGTAATGGCGAAGGTACTCCTAAATTTGTTAAGTTTGATGTAGCAACGGCAGTAAATTGTATTACTTCAAGCGGTGCTGGAACAGCTACAAATCCTGGTGCGGTTGGATTCTACAATATCGTAATTGACATTGCTGGAACTCCATGTTATATATTAGCAACTAAAAGTCCTTGGACAAATACTTAATAGGAGGAATAAATGCACATAAGAGTAGAAAAAGCTGCTGACGGAACTTATATCGTTGAAGTCCCTGCCAAAAAGAAGAAAGACAAAAAGGGCATGGAAATGTGTAATGAAGATTTAAAATATACAGCTAAGACAGAAGAGGAATGTATTAAGGTTATTAAGGAAGCATTGAAAGAAATTGATGCTCCTAATGATGAATATGGTATAGCGTTTAACGAAGCAGTAAAAGAACCAAAGGGATAAGTCATGCAATATATGACCCTATCCCTAAAAAAGTTTAAAGGGTTAAATAATATCCTCCCTACTTATGACCACGCAAGGGTTGAATTTGTAGGGAGGACAGCTATCACGGAAGCCTTCCTCATGGAAGCTAAAAATCTTGACCTAACGGATGAATTTCATCTCAGGATGAGGAAAGGACATGACCCAATATATAACCAATCCAATGGAAATATTCATTCCCTATGGAGCAATAATGATATTTGCTTACTTAGGGAGGGTATAAATCTTAAATATCTTTCTACCGATTATCTTTCTCATAATCTAAGGGAGAACTTAACTCCCCAGAAAATCAATATGTCTTATTTGGATTTAAATAATAAGATTTATTATTCAGATGGGATAGATACTGGAATAGTAGAAAATTATACTTCAAGAAGTTGGGGATTGGATATTCCACCGTCTCCTGTATTAACTGAAACTGTTGGTCAAATGAGGGCAGGAACTTACCGTATTGCATTGTCCTATGTAAGAAATGATGGACAGGCATCTGGAACTAAATTACCATCTGTCATTACTATAGGAGAAAATAAAGGAATAAGTGTATCGAATATTATTCCATCAACAGATAGTACGGTAAGTTACATTAATGTATATATTTCAAGTCCAGACGGTGAGGCATTATTTCCATATACAGTAATAGATAATGCAAATCAGACATTTTCCATATTGGGGAATAGTTTACAGTCTGGATTATCCTTACAATTATTTAATTTAGTTAAGGCTCCAGCAGGAAGTATTCTTGAGTATTACAACGGAAGGATATGGATAGTAAGTGGTGACGTAGTATGGTATTCCGAACCATTTGCCTATGAATTATTTAGGTTAGCATCAAATTATTTGATGTTAGACTCTCCGATTACTATTTTTTCGGCAGTTAAGGATGGGTTATGGATAGCCACGGAAGATAATACCTACTTCTTCCAGGGAGATAATCCACCGTTTAAGGTAACCGTTAAGGCTAACTATGGAGCAATAAGAGGAACCTTACAGAAAATCTCTGGTACGTTTATGGGTAAGGGAGATAATAATATGGTTTCCGTATGGACTTCCAAAAAGGGAATATGTGCTGGATATGACGGTGGGGAGTTCAAAAATTTTACAAATGAAAATTATGATTTACCAATAGGATTATATGGTACGTCAATTTTTCGTCAAGAACGTGGCATGAATCATTATTTGGTATCACTTAAAAATATAGAAGAAGCAGGCAATATTTATGAATAGGAGGAATATATGAGTGTCAAAATTTCGACAGGATTACGCAACAAGTTAGCAGGTATTTATGCAGAGAAAGTAACCAACGGTGGTTTCAGTTCTGCCACTACAGGATGGACAGCAGTTGCAGGTGTATTGGCAAGTGTAGCTTCTGGTCAGTCTGGTAACTGCTTGAGGATTACAACCAATAGTGCAAACGTAGCAAAGGCGTATCAGGACATTACCACAAAGGTTGGTCATGTTTATATTTTTGGTGGTTATCAAAAACAGGGCGATGGTACTGGTGGTAGAATAATGATAGGCACTACTGGTGATGAAAATGCTTATTATGATTCTGGAGATTCCAATCCTGCATCATGGACAGTTCAGGAATTTTTCCTTAGAGCCACAACCACAACTACAAGAATTACATTACAGAACGACGATACAACCAATACTGGAAAGACAGCACTATTTGATACCATTACAATGTCATCGTTTATGAAATCAGTACAGGATGTAATGAAGGGATGTTTCTTGGATGTATGGAGTGGCGCTCAGCCTTCATCTCCAGATGCACCCATGACAGGAACTAAGTTATTGACACTATTTTCTGATGGTTCAACAACTGGTTTAAACTTTGATGATGCGGTAGCTGGTGTTTTAAGTAAGGCAGTAGCAGAAACATGGTCTGGTGCTGGAATAGATACTGGAGTGGCTGGATGCTGGAGATTAAGAACTGCTGGTGATAGTTCTAATGACCAGAGTGAGATTAATGAAAGAATAGATGGTACGGTAGCATTATCTGGTGGAGATATGACGATGTCTCCGTCACTTAATATCGTAGTTACTGCGATACAGACACTATCAACATTTACGGTAACTGTTCCGATAGGGGCATAATATTATGGCAGACGGTTATGTCCGTTCTGTATATATACAATTAGAACCACTGATTGTAAATGCAACCATTACAAACACTCAAGGTAATGAGTTAAGCGTTGAAGTTGAATTATCTTCAATAACGGTAGAATCCGAAGTTATATCTGGTATATTACTTTCGGCAGAAATAGAACTTTCTGCATTTACAACAACAGGAACCTTAGCTCAATCATCTGGAAATGCACTTAGCGTTAGTATTGCATTACCATCCCTGAAAGTATCTGGTCTGTTAGAGACAATTCTAAGAGAAATCCTAAGTACATTTTGTATGAATACCAGAAACTCAGGATTAACCTCATATGATAATTATAATTTTAATAGTTTCTGTAAATTTAATGGTAAGTATTTTGGTGCAACATCAGGCTCTATTTCCTTGCTCGACAATGACAGGGATGATATAACAAATATAGACTTTGAATTAGCAGTAGACTTGTCGGATGTGGGTGTTGATAAGTTAAAAAGAATTAATGATATTTTTATGAATATGAAGTCAGATGGAGATTACGAATTAAAGATAAGTATAGACGAAGAAGATGAATATATTTATCAATTCAAGGATGATGAATGGAAACTCCATATGTCCAAAGTCAAGATTGGTAAGGGCATGAAGGGAAGTAACATTAAAATATCATTGATAAATAAGTCTGGTTCTGATGTAGAATTAGATTCCCTGGAAGCAACAATAGAGACCCTATCGAGAAGGACATAATGGAACCCGAAGATTTCTGGACTCCAAGATTGAGAATTGACGTTAGGGGTGGACGGGAATATCTTGGATTTGCCAAAAAGAAACTTCGACAAATGAAAAGTAGAATGAAAGACCTTGGACTGAATATTCTAAGAAAAAGATTCAAGACTCAAGATGTAGACATTACAATTCAATCTATTCAAGAAAATGATTTAATAAGAATAAAAAGAGTATTGATTGAAAATGATATTTTGATTTTATATTGTATGATTCCATATGTAACACCAGGAATGGGAAATGATTGGATTTTTCTTCCCTTGACTTGGTATCCTCAGTTATATGAAATAAAATATGATAAAAAGAATGAAATATATAGCTTAAATCCAAGATTAACTAATCCCACAATAGTATTTAATAAGGATACAATAAGAACATCATTTATACAAGATAATAATGGTAAAAATGAGCATGTATCATTTATACCAAAAGTGGTTGTATATTCGGAACCACAATCTTTTGCTGTTATATATGAAGATAGTACATATAAGGGAATAGGAACGAATACCTTAGGTGGTATTGTAGCTCCATCTGGTACTTTTATACCATTATTGATTGGAAATAAGATAGTATGGGGATGGGATGACTTTCAATATATTCCAAGTGATTTAGTAATAGATGGTAATACGTTTGTGGAATTGGCACTTGGCAGATATAATTATACATTACAAAATAATGGTGCGGTAGATAGAACTAATTATAGAGTTGTAAGTATAGCAAATATTGAAAGTGGGGAAGCAACTACAGGATTTCTTTATTATTTGGGTGGATGGAACCTGTCCCCCACATTATTACCATATCCAGTTTATGATATTATTAATGGTGAAAATGAAGATAAAGCAGAGTTAGGTATTTATTCATATATAGACAATGAAAAGGCATTGTTGGATTATAAAATAACAAATAAGGTAACTGAAAGTTCTGAAAGTTCAGATAGTAACGATACCAAAATATGTGTTGGCGTGATGCATATAGAATCGAGTAGTTCATCACAAACTGTATCTAAAAGTCAAAATTTAAGTGTAATATTTGGAGATGAAGTTTTATATAATGACATAAGAAATATAGAAAGTAGTAGTTATTCTTCTGAATATAATGGGTCAGCGTATGTGGGTGAGGGATTTGAAGTTCCATTTAGCGGATTAGCGGAAACGTCTTTTTCTCAAACACTCAGTTCCTATTTGATAACCCTTGGATGTTTTGATTATACCTATGACAATAGTTCTTTTATAACCATAGTTTCTAAATATGAGGCAGAATATAATTTATCATATAGTTTACATGATGAATCTTATCATGGAAACCATGTATTTTATACATGGAACGCACCACCCTATGAGTGTATACCCATGTTTGACCATTTTGGTTCTTCAAGTGGAATTGGTAGTGGTAGTGAGTCAAGTGTTAAGTCTTGGTTTTTATTATATAAAATTAATAATGGTGCATATGTAGAGATTCCATTAAATATTTCACTTACTGCAAGTAGGTCATTTTCTGGTACTGGTTATCCTATTATAAATTATCAATATTCCGATTGGATATATATTGGAAAAACAATAAGCAATAGTTCAGTAAAAATAGACTGGAATAAAAAGTATATGGTATATACGTATATTATTACTACAGAATATAATAATGGGATATGGTATGCAGATAGTAGGGTTATCGGATTGATAGATATAAAAACTGGCGATAGACAGGAATGGACTTACCCCATTTTTGGGGAAAGTTTACAGATAGAAAATATAGAAGGAACAACCATAGATGGTGGAAATATATGGTGGACATACCAACAATTTTTTATAATTGCATGTAATCCTACTTGCGTATCTTCCCCTGCTGAATTTGATTACAATATTGAAGGTGCAAGTTATCAACATAAGAAATCGGTATTGTTAGAATGGGATAAGGTAACCGATGCTACCTATTATCTTATATTTGCAGGACAAAGTTTGGTCGGGATTTCAGATACAAATAGTTATTTATTTAATGGAAATGTAATGGATACCAATTATGATTTTGGGGGAAGCCCAAATGCAACAGTGGAGCCTAACCATTCCAGTATAGGATTATATACAATAAAGACAAAGGGAGGATAAGTATGGCAGACGTAGAAGCCCTAATAACAGGAATGGAAACTTATGCTGATGATGCAGTAGTGGAAGCTATGGCAGATATTGATAATATAGTTTCTGCTGTTGGTGCGTTGGCAAATGAGTTAGATTTTGCTAATAATATTTCACAATGGAGCTACGCTACCCTTGGTAATTTAGCTCAAACTTTTATAAACACATTAAATCAGGGTTATAAAAATGACCCAACCCTACCATCAGGAATTGGTATTTTTCCAGATGCGGGAAATATTAATTATCCCATTGCAGATACGTCAATTATAAGACAAGACTTGGCTGCATGGGTTAATACATTAAAGTTAATACCAGAAAAAATAAGTAAAGCTATTATAACCTTTGATGCTGTTAATACGAGAATTTTAACAGATTTGAATAATGAGACCTATGGAATTAATCCTGCGGATGAAATGGCATTATGGGAAAGAACAAGAGATAGGGAATCTATACTTGCAAATCTTTTACTTAATGAAATAAAGAATCAATTTGCAACTTACGGTATTCCTATTCCACAGGGAGCTTATGTTGCTGCAATAGAAGGTGGATTAAATAAAACACAGGAAAATATGTCTACGGTTAATAGGGACATCTCTATTAAACGAGCAGATTTATATAGAATAACAAGAGAAACATCAATAAAACTTGCTATGGAATTAGGAAATGCACAACTTGGGATAACAGATACCCAAATCAAGGTATGGAGGGAAGTTGTTAATGCTGAATTGGATGAGATTAAAACTAATATGGATTCATATAAAACAAAACTTTCTCAGTATGAATTTGAGCTTAGCAAGACAAAAGAAAAACAAGGTGCTGCCAATGCACTATACGCTGAGTATATTAAGGCATGGGGTACAAGATTGGATACTTTAAGTAGGGCTTATGCTGTATATCAACAGGCTCAGGCTGACCAAATTAGGTCAACAGAACTTACCCAAAGGGGAGAAGTTGAAAGAGCCAGGGTTAAGGTAGAAGCCTTTAATGCACAGGTAAATATTAATACCGCTGCCCTATCTTCCAAGGCTCATGTTCTTGCTAATAAGGTTGCTGGTGCGTTATCTGCCCTTAATGCAGTAATCGGTGCATTGGAAGAAAAAACAGGTTCAATATAATATAGGAGGATAGTATGGCTGATGAAGGAAATGATGTATTAAAAAGATTAATAGGAAAGGGGCTACCAAAAAAGATTACCCATCCTTCTGTTACTGGTGCTACATATCCATATACTGCTACTACAATAAAAGAAAAGAAACCTACAGAGCAGGAACTTGCTGGTAAGTATGCTGGAATAAGGTATCCTACTGGTGCAACTAAGGATGAAATTAAGGCTGCTGTTGAACCACTCGCAAAGGAACAGGTTATACCTAAAGCAGAAGAAGCACCCAAGGAAGAAAAGTTTCAAGCGTTACCTACAGCAGAACGTGTTAAGGCTGTTCAAACATTAGCTGCTGCTGGTCATGTATTCACAAATGAAGATTTAAAAAAGTTTTACGGTACTGGTTTACCTCCTGCAAGTATGTTAGATACACTTATGGAGAGAGCTAATACTATATCAAGCTATTTAACATCAGGAGTATATAAGGATAGGGCTGCTAAAGCTGCAAGACAAGAGTTGACTCAGCTACATGAAACAGCAAGAAGTTTAATAGGAGTTACTGGTGAGGCTGAATATAAGAAAGCATTAACAGAAGAAAAGAAAGCCGAGACTGCTGCCATTCCAGAAAAGCTAAAAATAGAACATGAGAAGGCTGCTGCATTAGGTACAAGATGGGAAGCACAGGAAGAAGAAAAAAGATTAACCGAAAGAAGTAAATATATAGAAAAGAGAAAATCTGAGGGAAGAACTGATGCGGAAGCAGAGGCAGATGCAGGAACATACTTTGACCCATCCTGGGAATCGGCAGGTGGTGGTGCAACTCCTGGAAAAGTAACGCATCAAAATGTAATAGATGAAGTTAGTAAGGGTTCTGGATGGAAAGAATCAACAAAACATCCTGGAATGATGGAAGGTACAATAAGAGGAAAGAAAGTCCTTTGGGATAAAACTAAAAACACGTTTCATACGGAGTAATATATATGGCACTTAGACAAATAAGTCCAGAAGAATTAATGGGAACGCAAAGTCAACTTAAGGAAATAAGTCCAGATGAGTTAATGAAGGCTCCTACTGGAACAACTCCAATTCCCATTGAAGAAACTAAACCTACTGGACAATTAAGAGAAGTAACACCCGATGAATTAATGGGTGTAGTTCCACCCAAAACAACTAAACCTATAATCCCTACCGTTCCTGCTCCTAAGATAGTAACGAAGTTTGCAGATATGGTAGGTGGTGCATTAACCAGAATTGGTGAAGCTACTGGCGTAGAACCCATAAGGGGTGCTGGTACAAGTATAACAATGGGTTCTAAGATGATGCAGGAGGAAGGTTTGGGTGGTAGGGCTGCTAAGATTCCAGGAATGGCAGAACTTACTCATTTTTTGAGTGGTGCATTTCCTATAGGAGAAGCAATTCCAGCAGAAACAGACACAAGAAGGGTAACAAGTGGTATTGCATGGCTTTTGGGTGCTGGATTATCCACAGCAGCACTTGGTGGTGCATTGAAGGCTGTTGGTATATTACCTAAGGCTGCTACATTTATGAAGTTTGGATTACCCCCAACAATAGCTGGAATAGCTGCAAGGGGAGCATCTGGTACAGCCATTGGTGGTTTATATGGTGGATTTGGTGCAATGTTTTTACCTAAAGACCAGAGTAAACTTTTACATATTGGTAAAATGGCAGCAACATTTGGTACATTTGGTACTGCTGAAGGAATATTAGAGGGTCTTGCTGCTGAAATTCCAGCAGTAGGTAAAATATTAGGAAAGATAAATAGGGGAGAAATATTAAGTCCACAAGAAAGGACTATATCTAAAATAGTAGATGTTGCAAGGCAGAGTTCATTAGGTGCTGGTGCTGGTGTTTTGGAACCTACTAAGGATTGGGGAGAAAGGATAAGGAACGCAACGTTAGGTCTTATTACATTCGGTGCTACAGGATTAATACCCTTTGGTGCTGCTAAGGCGTTCAAGGAACTACCACCAGAAAGACAGGCAGATATAAAAGAATCAATGAAGAAGACTGACATACCACCAGAAAAAAGACTTGCTGACTTATTGACTGTTGTTAATAAAGTAAGGGAACAGGGTGGAGATAATTCATATATGGCAGACCTTCTATTTAATTATGGAAAGTCTCAAATAAATGATGGTCAGGAAGTGGACTTAAGTTACTTTTCAGAAATGATAGCACATGCTATCCACGATGGTGAACAGAATGCAAGACAAGCATGGTTTGATATGGAGATGCAAAAGAAACCAGCATTTACTCAACCATCTGCTGATGCTCAAACTGCATGGCATGGTGAAGTTAAAAATATAACACCACCAGAGCAATTAAGTTTATTCAAAGAAAAACATGGAGACGCATGGTTTGACCAAGTTCCTGCAAGTATTTTAACTCCAGAAACTCACGGAAATAGATGGTATGAGGCTGCACCATTACCTACTGTTATAAGAGAAGGTGGTGTTCCTGCTACCATTACAAAACAAGAATCTGAATTAATGGCTACTGGAATAGACCCATTAAGGGCAGAAGATGACCTTAAACATCAAGCATTAAGGTCTTTAAATGAAAAGTTTGAAAGAAAATTAGAAGAAATAAATAAGTCAGATATTGATATAAACGAAAAAAGAAAGAGAGCAAGGGAATTATTTGAGTGGCATAATACAGAAAGAAGGAATATGAATCTATTTGATATAGATATACCTATATCAGAAAAGAAGATTCCAGTTGAGGCAGAACCTACTATACTTAATAATATAGGAGATATTCCAAGTGAAAACATTGATACGTTATTAGGTAAGGGTGATAGTAAATTAACAGAGCAAGTTAAGAAATCCTTAGTAGATGGAACAGCAACACCAGAATCTATTATGGCAACTATCAACGAAAAGGTTGCTGCTGCATTAGATGTTCCAGAAAATGTTAGGGCTGATGCTACTATTAATGTTAGAAATGCCCTTGATGAAATAAAGAGAACTATTGAAGAATTTAAATCTGGTAAGTTGATTGAACCTAATAAGGTTTATCAGGATAAAATAAATAGAGTAAGAAATCTATATGATGAAGTAATAAGGGGAATTACTACCAAAAGAAAAGCCCAATCTGAAATTCTACAAATGACAAGAGATGAAAGGGGAAAGCCAGGTTCCGAAGATTTCTTAGCTGAGGCTGGAAGAATTAAGAACCAAATAAGACAATTTAAACAAGTTAAGAAAGCTACCCTTGGTTTTATGGGAACCCAAACTGCTTATGAAGTTATGGTAGATGAGGCTAAAGGTTTATATGATAAAGCCAAGGAAGTAACTCCTGAAATTAAAGGTAAACTTGTTGATATAGGAAAACATATATATCAAGTTGGTCAAAAACTAAGTGAATTTGTAAAAAGTATGAAGGTAGCACTTGGAGATTTTTATGGCAAGGTTAAGGATTTCATGGTTTCTATATTTTCACAGGTTAAGGAAGCATACAAGAAGATGCCTATAATTTCAAGTGAGGCTGGTATAAGTCCATTTGGAAAATTACAGGATACTATAGATAAGATAACTGGAGAAAAGCATAAGGAAGTTAACATAGAAGACGTAACTGATGCACTTAATAAGATGGATAAACCAACCGATACAGTTAAGAAATCCATGAACTTGGGTATGGACATAGCCAAAAAGGCTTCCGCATCTAAGGATGCTATGTCTGGTCTATTTTCTGACTTGAAAGGTATAACATCTGGACTGTTTAATAAATTAAAAAATACTCCTGCATTTACAGATTATAAAAAGATAGTCGGGGAAAACTTACAATCGAGATGGTTGGCATCATTTAAAACAAAAGCATTTGCCAAAACAGGATTAGAAGTATTCCCTGACGCAAGAGTAAGGGCAGGACTACAAAAGTTTGTAGAAGCTAACGGAGATGAAACAACCTTAAGAGATGCTATTAAGTTTGCTCCTCAAGATGTAAAAGCTAAATATGAAGCTGCACTTAATCTTACACCAGAACAGAGAATGTTTGCAAACCAAATAAGGGATTATTTTAATAGTAAGGAAAACTTCCTACAGAGAATGGGATGGTTAAGGGAAGGTCAGGAGCATTACATAAGGAGATTAATAGAAAAAGGTCACAAGGGTGCAGAGAAACTATTAGCTCAATATAGGTCTGGAATATTCAAAACAAGTGCTGGATTCTTGAGACAGAGAATGTTTGAGACATCCTTAGAAGGTGAAATGTCTGGAGTAAGATATAAAGATGATGCAATAATGTCTATGACTGAATATGATAGGTCATTGAATGAAATGATAGCTAATAGAATGACATTAAAATCCATGATAGAAACTGGTAAGGGAACTGATGGTAGACCATTGGCTGCTGTGTCTGGGATAGGAGTTGAAGTTCCAAAGGGTGCAGAAGAACCAGATGCTATATTAATAAAACCGAAAGCAAGAACATCTGATACGTTTGATTATGTGTCTTATGACCATCCAGCTATGAGAAAATGGTATTGGCTTACATCTGACACGGATGGTAAACCTATAGTGATGCAGGGAGATATAGTTCTACATCCTGAAATAGCAAAACATTTTAAGAATATGACAGGATATTCTGCGTTAAGGCAATTTGCCATTGGTAGGGGTGCATTGAACTTAGTTAGGGAGTTTAAGGGTGTTTTACTTGCTGCATCTCCATTCCATCAGGTACATGTTGGTAGTCATGCTATATATCATAAAGTCAATCCATTTAAACTTCCTGAGATTGACCCTAATAATATGTTGCTACGAGAAGGTGTATCTCATGGTTTAAATATTCATGCTGACGATTCCCTTGAGATGTTTGAGGAAGGACTTGCAAGTACAGGAATATTGACGAAAATACCTGGAATCGGTGATTTAATGCGTAAATATAATAATTATGTTTTTGCTGACTTCATTCCGAGACTAAAGGCTAAAATGTTCCAGGATGCTTTTGGCAGAAATCTTGAACTATATAAGAATAAACTATCAAGAGACCAGATACTTGAAAAGACAGCAAACCAATCTAATGCTGCTTTTGGTGAATTAAACTATAAATGGATGGGTAGAAATCCTACCGTTCAGGATGCAATGAGACTTATGTTACTTGCTCCTGACTTTTTAGAGGCAAGGGGTAGATTTTTGGGTCAGGCTATAAGACCAGGTGGTTCCGAACAATCTGCTGCTCTTTTAAGGGCAAGTTTGGGAATGATACTCATTACTAAAACACTTACTGCATTACTTGATAAGGATAATAATCCACATTGGGATAGACCCATGAGTTTAGTTGTAGGTGAAAAGGAATTTATGATGAGGTCTGTTCCTGGTGACTTAATACACTTACTATCTAATCCAAGAAGTTTTATTTATCATAGGCTTAATCCCACACTCACAAGAACATTACTTGAAGGACTTAGTGGAAGAAATGAATTAGGTCAACAGAGATATGTTACAGAACAAGTAAGGGATTTCTTTGCTACACATATTCCTATTCCATTACAATTTGTAAGGGGAGAAACACAGAAGAATGTATTGGATTCTGCATTGACATCTATGGGAATAAGTGAGTATCAATATAAGACACCTTTTGAACGTGAGATGTCTACTTATATATCAGAACATGCACCCAAGGATGCTAAGACTTTAGATGAGATACATACACAGAGGGACAAGAGAAATATATTTGTAGCACTTCAAAACAAGAAGCCAGAAGCCATGCAGATGTTAAATGAAGCTGTTGAGGCTGGAGAAATATCTCAATATGATAAAGTTAAGATGCTAAAGGATGCACATAAGGCTCCTATGGTATTGGGATTCTCTAAGGTTCCATTTGAGGATGCTATTGATATGTTTAAAAAAGCTGACGATGAGGAGAGGAAAATTATCATTAGATATATTCCCAAGAAGTTTACTAATGCCCTTAAACATGCTTCCGAAAATAAGAGGAAGGAATTAAGGGTTAGGTTCGATGAATTTATGAAAGAGTATGGAGGTAAGTAAAATGGCAGATGATTGGAGAAAACCCATAGGGGAACGTGTAAAAAACTTTACTGATATTTTAGAAAAAGAAAAGAAAGGTAAGGGGTTGCCTGATAAGGAAGTTGTAAAAGCGTTAAGGAAACGTGGCTTAGGGTTTAAATCAACAAGAAAACAGAAAGAACTTCCGTCAGAGAAAATAGGTAAATAAATATGGCAGGTTATGTGCCAAGGGAGGTTAAGGATATGGCGAAGGGATTACCGAAAAAGATACCCGAAAAGGTTCTTGAATGGAGAGCCAAACAAAAAGAAGGTAGTATCATGAAAACCGAGACCTTCAAGAAAATAGAAAAGGGTGCAGCTAAGGATGTGGGCAAAGAGAGGGCGAAAAAAATCGCTGGTGCAAGTTACTGGAAATCTGTGTTTGCTAAATACAAAGAACGTAAAAAATAAATCAAAGGAGAATCAATATGTTTCACATTGATTTTCGGTGCGAACCTTATTCCGCAAATATTGTCTTCTATACTGATTGTTCTCCTATGGACTTTAAAAAACATGTGGAGAAAAGTTATGAAGGAGTTACCATAGATAGTGAAAAGGGAGATGCTGGTTGTATAAATAGCTTTGCTCCAGTATCAGAAAATGAATCTATAAGATATTTTATATGGGTTAGGCTTTGTGAAGATATAGCAGTTTTGGTACATGAATGTATTCATTTAGCATATCGTGTTTTGGAAGATAGGGGCATTAAAATTTCACAAGAAAATGATGAGGTCTTGGCATATTATCATGGATATTTATTCAAGACCCTTTGGAATGAAATGACGATACATACAGATAAGAAAGCAAAAAGAAAAGCTAAAAAGGGAGGCAAGTAAAATGGGAGCATTGGGAATACTTAAGGAAGTGTTAGGTTTAGAAAATATAAATGTTGAGAAGTTTGGTGGAACTACAGACCCAAGACTTACAAAACCAAGAGAACCAGGCAAGGGATTGCCAGCAAGGAAAACCCTAAAGGACTATGAAACATTTGAGGCTTACAGGGGTGGTGGTGGTGGTAAGACAAGGGATGAATGGACAGAATGGAAGAAAGTGAAGTAACATGCCATACAAAATAAAAGGAAAATCGGTAGTTAAAGCAGATACGGGCAAGATTGTTGGTCATTCCAAGAATCCCAAGAAATACCTCCGTATGTTACAGGCAATAGAGCATGGTTTTGTTCCTACCAAAAAAGGACTACCAAAGAAAAAGTAGGTGATTAAATGAGTATAACACATAGTTTTACAAGTACAAAAACTGATGGTGAAGATACCAGTTTAGTTAGACCAACTAACTGGAACGCTGTTCATACTATTTCTGGATATGAGACAGGACAGGTATTGTTCGGTAATATGTCACAGGATGCTGGTTTATTTTGGGATAATACATCTAATAGTAAAATATTATCTATTAAATCAGATGTAAATAATTATTGTGGTATTTTACGGTTAGGGTGTCCATCGCTTGCGAGTACATATAACGATTTGGGGTTCGTGCAATTCTGCAATGGAACACAAATAAATGCACAAATTTATGCAAAGCCAATTGGTTCTAATTTAGATTCTGGATCATTAAGGTTTTATACTCGTGTAACTGGTGGTGCATTAAGTTTACGTCTTACAATATTCGATTCTGGTGAGGTAGGCATAGGTGCTCCAAGTCCAACCAATATTCTTAGTTTAGGAAATACTACTGCACAAAAATTCTGGATAGAAAATAGTATTACTGATGTAGTAGGTAGAGCATTAACTATTGCTGCTGGTGGAACTATTGCTGGAACAAACGTAGATAATGTTATTGGTGGTAATCTTATATTACAATCTGGTTTAGGTACTGGTACTGGAGAAAGTACAATTTCATTCCAAACAGGTACTACCCTAACAACTGGAAAAACATTACAAACAATGTCTACTAAGATGACTATTTTGGGTAATGGTAATGTTGGTATAGGGATTGAAAATCCAACACATATACTTCAAGTAAGGGGTTCGGGATATGCTCAAGTTTCAATAACAGATGAAGATAATAGGCATATGGAAATAGGTATTAGTGGTGCAGCAGTACATTATGGTGCAGGTATATGGATGAGTAGTACACAACAAATTAACCTTTATAATGCTGGAATATCTCTTGGTAGTTTTGTTTCTAATGACCCACCAGCAGGGGGGCTTTCTTGTAGCGGAAGTGTAGGTATAGGCGACCCCTCACCTGGAGAATTATTGGATGTAGCTGGAAATATAGACTTAACTGGTGTGTTAAAAATAGACGATATTCAAGTTGTAAGTAATCGTGTTGTTGATTCCAGAATATCCAATACACCCAATTCTGGTGATGCAACTACGGATGATTTAATAGATGCAATGCGTGATGCCATGTTGTCACACGGATTAATGGCTGCCTCGTAGGAGATGTATGGCATTTAAACAAGACAGTTTCCAGAATGATACTTTTCAGCTATATACTTTTGGTAGGGTATTTGCTGGAAGTGTGACATTTATAGGAAATATAATCAGAAGTACAGGAAAGGTATTGTCTGGTGGATTAACTACAGCAGGAAATATTATAAACCAAACCAGTAAGGCATTAATTGGTAACTTAACTTCTTCTGGAAATATCATAAAGGAAATATATAGAACTTTAATTGGTAATCTGACATTAACTGGAAATCTTGTGAAGTTAATATATAAGACCTTTGCTGGTGCTATGGATTTTATGGGAAATATTATAAAAATTACTGGTAAAGTATTGAGTGGTGCATTAAGTTCCATAGGAAGTATTACAAAAACAATAAATAAAATATTACCTGGCATCTTATCCCTTACTGGAAATATTATAAAAGCAATAAGTACACATCTATCTGGTATATTATCTTTTATTGGAATAACTGGTAAATTATTTAAAATTACCATACATGGTACTATATTTTTCTCTGGTATAATAATTAAAAAAATTAATAAAGCATTACATAGTATAGTATCATTTATTGGTAGTCTCTATAAAATTCAATCAATACAAACAATATTAAAAATAGTATTCACATTGAGAAATTCATTCTCAAGATTTTTATTTAGGAAACCTAAGATTTATTTTAATAAGGAGGATGAATAATGGCATATTCCTATACGGTAAATTTATCATGTGCCAATAGAGCAGCAGCCCTAACGGAAATATGGGTTCGTATGGCTGCTATGGGTTGGACTTTACATGATGACATGTCTGGTTCAAGTTATCAAGTATGGAAAAGTAACGGAGAAAATGCTGACAGAATATATGAATATATACAAATAGAATATGTTACAGCAAATACCATAAAGTTTATAGCATTTGGATACTGGAACGCATCAACCCATGCGGGAACTAATGGAACTGGTTTGTCTACACAATCCGTAACCACATCCGAATCTGGATTTTACTTATGGATATATGGAAATAAAAGTCTCGTTAAGGTAGAAACAAAAATTACAGCAACATACTATCGTACATTATTCGGACATTTACCAACTATATATTGGAATACACCAGTAAGCGATTTAACACAAAACGCAACATCTGGCTCAAGTGTAACCCTACACGTTACAAGCACTACTGGATTCGTAGCTGGAAGTTATTATCAAATATTTGGTGCTACTGGTGAGGGAAGGGATAAAGTTCAGGTATCTTCTATAACTAATCCTACAGATATGGTAATAGCAAGTTTACCAAGAAATTACAATACAGGTTCTTACATAGGAACATGCCCATCGAGTTTTGGTGTGGGTGATGGTAATACTTTTTACAATACATGCACATGGCTTACTGCTGGAACTGGTACTGCTTTTGGTTCCTGTGCTCGATATATTCCTGTTAATGTTGCTTATGAAGTTCCAGATGTCAGAACGGCAAAGGATTTAATATATCCAATGATATATCAATGCATATACGCAAGTAATTATGGAATGATAGGATATTGTGATTCATATTTATTTGCTGCTTATGATGCTTCTTATTCATCTGAAGACACATACGGAGTAACGCAACAAGACTCTGGAACAGCAGAGAGTGGTGGAAATGATTCATTGACAGATTCAAATAAGTCATGGTCTACAGACCAATGGATTAATAAGGCAGTTATTATAACATTTGGTACTGGCATTGGTCAGATAAGAAAAATATCATCCAATACAGGAACAATATTAACCGTATCCGTTAACTGGTCTACAAACCCAAGTTCAGATTCTCAATATGCTATTTGTGATGAAGCATATAGGGTATTGGATATAACAAGCACAACCCTGGGTATGGCATGTAGGGAAGGGGTATAGTGGCTAATCATATTGCCATAAAGGTAAGTTCTAATTTTTTTTCCACCATGATTAGGGTTGCATCATGGTTTAGTGGTGGAAATATTGTACCAAGAGAATTTCATCAAATAATTAAATTTAAAAAGAAATTACATAAGAAGGGTTAATGGCTCATCATAGTGCAATAGTAATTACGCTTGCTGAGGAATATTCACATGATACATCTGGTGATGTAGATATGTCTGGCGTTATAACAAAACAAACAGACAAGATAACATATGGTGGATTAATCTTTTCGGGCATACTTGATACCCTTAAGGCTTTCTTTTGTCCATTAACTGCATCTCTTAGCTTTGCTGGAGATATAATAAAGAAAACATATAGAAATTTACATGCAAGTATGATTACATATGGAACTATATCCAAATTAACTATAAGAATTGTTAATGGAGCTATAGGTTTTATTGGTAATATAACCAAGATTCCCGATAAAGTCCTGAGTGCCATTTTAGGCTCATCGGGTTCCATATCCCATGCTGTGTATAAAGTTAAGGAACTTATTGCAGCCTTGGGCTTTTCAGGAAGTCTTGTAAGGAATATAAACAAAGAATTGACTGGTATTGTAACATTCTATAGGGTATATACAAAACTTATACAAAAATATATGTTAAGTATATTTAATCCAAATGGAAATGTGTATAGAAAATCATACAGGTCACTACAGGCTGCATTATCCTTTATCGGTAATGTATCGTCAATTTTCCTGGAATTATATCATAAGGTTCTTAACGGAATCGTAGGGTTTAGTGGAACAATATTAAAGACACCCAATAAGGTTTTATTCGGTGTTTTATCCATAAATGGAGTTCAGGGTTTAGTATTAACAATAGGAAGAATATTGGGATTTCAAAATCCAATAGTTAAATTCCTATTAAGAAAGGCAGGGATTGACCTTACCAAAAGGGAATCGTCTGCTAAATTTAGAATGAGATAGGAGGGACTAATGTTTAAGTTTTTAAGGAAAATCTTTCTCGGATATAATCCAGAAGATGTGTTGGTTTTTAAATCAGAATTATTTGCTAAAGTAATTCATGCAAATGGTAAAGTAAGAAATTTGGGTCTTATCTGCACAAGAGTTGTAACAACTGCTGGCGTTACTTATTTGGCTGCTGACTTTGCTGGTGGGTCAAACCACATAGGTCTATTTAAATATCATGGTTGTGGTACAGGAACTAACGATGAAGACATAGAGAACATAGCATTACAGACACCAATAGAATCAAGGTCAACTGGTAGTCAGGGTTCGGTTGACAATGTCTATACAACCATAGCAACTATAGCCATGACAGACACGCATCAGGTTACTGAACATGGACTATTTTCTGCCCCAACAAGTGGAACGCTTTGGGACAGGTCTAAATTTTCAGTAATTAATGTAATAAGTGGAGACTCAATTCAGTTTACCTATGCACTCACTTGCACAGCTGGGGGTTAATATGGAATTTGCATATGCAGGTTCAAATTCATTCCTGGATGTAAAATTTATAGATGATTTAGGTAGACTTGTGGTTCCTACTACATTATACTATAGCATAATGGATTACGATACTGAAACCATTATTAGAGCAGAGAACTCCGAAGCTATAGTTCCTATTACATCTACCCATACTATTGAAATTGTACCTGTTGATAATATTATTATAGACACTAATAAGACAGAAGAAAATCATACGGTAAAGGTAAGATTCACCTATGCGGGCGTTGGTGGAAGTAAGACTGGAATAGGAAGATACGAGTATCAAGTAATAAATACTAATGTAATTCCATAATGCTTAAGATAATTCTATTTATACTTTTTATATTACTTCAAGCAGGTGATACGGTTACTACCCTTATTGGTATCAAGTGGGGATGTGTAGAAAAGAATCCATTAATAAGGTTTTTAATGGGAACCTTTGTTGGACATTATAGTTTGATATTATATAAGATTGCATTAGTTTTATTAATGCTATTAGCGTTTAGGTACGTTCCTTGGTATGTATTATTAATAGTAAATTTAATATATATTTACGTTGTAATACATAATTGTATCATACTGCATTATAGTTAAAAAATAGAGGGGAAGAAATAAAGCCCCTTCCCCTCCTTATGGAGATAGTCTTTTTGGTTTTTGTGGTAGGGATACTTTAAGGATTTTTAATTCATTCAATAATATCTTCTCGTATTTCTTAAAAAAAGAAACCATATCTACGTCTGTTATTACAATTTTAGACTTCTCATATAATTTCAAATATTTTTTCTCTCCACCTACATATTTAACAAAACATTGCCTCATGCCTTCGGGGTCTTTCATTAATCTCCAATGGTGACAATAATAGCAAAGTAAAATACCTGTCTTGGGGTCGAACCGAATAGATAATCCACGATGAAATATGTGGTGAGCATCAAGTTTACTTTCATTTACGGACTTTCCACAATAAGCACACCTATTATTTTTTGAGTGAACACATAAACCCCACAGTAAATCCAACCAACGAACCCAAGTTTGTTTTAGAGTCTTAACCTTCCTTGTCTTCACTTTCATTTCCTATATTATAACACCAGATTACCCTTGGCTTATCCTCATCTATACATTTCTTTTTACTTTCTGTAAATAACCCTAATTGTCCCATTTATTCCCAATACCATATAATGTCTTGATTTATCCATCCACATATTAAACAAATATCCTGATGGTAGTTCCCATAAACCCGTATTGGTTTAAAAAACAAGTTACCGCACTTTTGGCATTTATACTTTTCTTTTTGCATGACATTTACCTTTCCAGGGATGATCTTTTCCAGACCACGACATTTTATTTATCCCATATCCTTTCTTCTTTTTGATTTTCAAGACCTTACCGTCCTTTATCATTTCAAGTCTATCTTTTTTATAGATACCTAACTTATTTGCTTTTTTAGTGCAAGAGGAAGAACAGCTTGACTTATTTCCCCTTTCCATTATATATATTAATCCACACACGGGACACTTAACTTCCTTCTTAACAAAAAGAGGCATTACCTTTCCAGAACATATAACACATTCCCTATCTCCACATTCCGTTACGAAAGGAATGCCACATTTTTCACATTTGGCAAACTCAATATTTGTATTACCTAAAATCCTTTCTTCTTTAACTAATTCCTTAAGGTAATATTCTACATTAAGCATATTATAGTTTTTTAATAGTACCCTTATCCATGTCTACTTCATGGAATGGTGGTTGACTAAATGGGTATCTATCTTCATGGTCTTTTATCAGTTGCTCAAGATAAGTTATTCCATCTTCATAGGTAGAAAATATAATATCAGCAGCTTCAACAACAAAGGCATGATTATGAATATTAACTGGATTGCCATTTTCATCCAAAGAAGTATCCATAACCAACACAGTATGTTTTCTATGAATATGACCAGCAATAAGTTCACCCACACAACCTATTGACACTTCGTTCCTTGCATTGGCACATTCCAGATTCATAAAAACAATATCTGACTTTTCTACCATCCATAGGTCTCTTTGTAAAATTGCATGGTTACTGGAACAGGGTATTCCTTCATATCCTTGACTCTTAAATTTTATCTCATTTCTAAGCGACTCTTTTCCTGTTAGTGGATGTAGGACAGTTGCACCACAAGCCTTTAATCTTCTACATGTAGAAAGATAATAAGTAACGGTTTCGGGAAATGAACATCCAGTTATAGGTCTGGCTATATAGCAAACTAACATTCCATATTCTCCTGATAATAAACAATATATTTTCCCTGTAGAGTTTTGTGCATACTTACAATTTCTTCCCAATTCATTGACAATACCGCTTCCACAAAAGTGTTATAGATTCTCCATTTAGTTACTATTTCACACACATTATCCTCCTATTAAATGTTTTAATAAACCAAAGGTAGCGATTATTACATACAAAGTCCAAAGCCATGCCTGACCATATTCCTTTATTCGATAATTATAAATCACCATGAGAGGATTGGACAATATCCATACTATATTGGCATATAAGGACATATTAAGAGCAACAAATATACATCCTATGATACCACCACACATCCCTGCAAGTAATTTTTTCTTCTTAATCATATTCCCTTATTTTCCCATACCCCTGTTCCTTGCTAACACAATTACCCAAGTAACAAGTAATATAGCCACACCTAACCTTTCATCTACATGAGTCAATTCCTTAAGTCTAAAATGTATCCAAAGAAAGCGAACCCCAAGCATTATAAGAAGGGTGATTACAAGAATACCTGCCATGTATAATCTAAATATTTCACCCATAAGTTTACCTTTTGGGGATATTTTCATTATACATCACCACTGGTTTTAATTTTTTCATCTTCGTATGGACTCACACGCCTACGGTAGAACTCCAATTTGGAACATTCCAACACTCCCATAACTTCATTATATCTTTGATAATTTGGCTTATTTCCTAAATATTTTAAACATAATTTTGTGATAAGATAATTTAGGTCACCAGGACTATGGAACATAGGATTTCCGTTATCGAAAATATAACCATACCTTATCCTGTCTTCTGGTTTAATATATGGCATATCACACCCCCTCGCCCCTAAGTTTATGATAGACATCCTTAACTTTATTTAGCTCCTGCCTCGTTGCATAGACATCCTTAACTTTATTTAGCTCATGCCTCGTTGCCCTGAGTTTCTTTGATATTCCCCTGATATATAACAATAAAGAAAATATTATAAAAATTAATAGATATGTCATATTATTCCTTTCTACTTGAACATATCTTGGTTTTCATCTTACCTTTCGTTCACCAAGGTCAATAGCATAAGCAAATGTCACTGGTCTATTTTTTGAGCAACCCCAAATTAGTTGTATAGGTTCCGCTTCTTCTGCTAATTGTTCCGTATATTCATCCGAACCTACCAATGAACCACCCTTTATGATAGTTATTCCTAATTTATCACCAATAGAGTAATGATGATAGTGTCCCGAAACAATAACATCACAATTATGTTTCCTTGCCCATCCTAAAAATTTAGCCTTACCAGCAGCAGTTTCGCCTTGTTGCGGAGCAATGTGTCTTATGTGATATTTCCATCCCTGAATGGATAAGTTAAGATAGTCCAACTCAGAATAATGTATGGTAATGTTACTATCTTTTATGATGGCTTTAGCCCAAAAATCCAAAACTAAATATAACATAAAATCCCAATTGGCATTGGGGTCTTTCGCCTTTCCCTTATCTCCCCTAATTTCACCATGATTACCCCTAACCGCTTGCATGGTTACGTTTAATTTTCTTTTTAATAATGCTAAAATAAAATTCTGTATAACCTCAACGGCTAACATAATTTGGAATGGTGGTGAAGTCTCAGATACAGATTCTTGTGATGCAAATATACCCATGCCATCAACAATATCTCCAGTAGAAAGAATAACAACATCCTTAATAGGTGTTCCCTTAATAATATATTGGTCTAACAGGGTTAGAATTTCTATTAATAATTTATTTACCCTTTCCTTGAAAACCTCAATGTTGTAAATTTCTTTTCCATCTTCGTTCCTTACGATACGTCCAATATGCCAATCTGTAAAATGAACGATTAGGGTATCTCCTTCTTTGGGTTTATATGTAGAAACCTTAATATCTGTTTTCGGTAATTCGGATAATTTTACTTTAAGTTCTTCTATTAAATCTACAGGTCTTGATTTCGTTTCCTTTTTGGGTAGTAATCCACATTCTTCTCTTGTGAACGTTATAGACCCCCGATAGTCTTCTGGTTTTAAAGGACTATCCTTAATTTTCTTCACCTTTTTCTGAACAGAATCATAGCTTCTTCCGAGAGTTTCACATAAATAATCCATACCCTCGGTGACGTAAAGGTTTCTTACTGTTTCTTCTTCTTCCTCAGTCCAAGGTTTTATCATTAAAAACAATTCCTTATTCTTTCTTCTATTACTTCCATAGCTCTATCATATCCAGCATCATATCCATCTTTATATCCATCCCTTTGACCATCATCATATCCATCCTTATAACCACCATCTTCACCATCTGCCCTTCCCTGTTTATATCCAGCATCATAATCTTCGTTCATCTTATCCTCCATTTACCTATAGTATATCATACTTTTTTGGAAATGTCAAGCATTAAAATAGGTCAGCTTCGTTTTCTGTAAATATCTCATGCTTTGGCTTTCTTTTGGAATCTTCCTTGGGTTCATCCTGAATCTCTACTAAATATTTACCTAATTTCATTAGCTTAATCTTCTTATTAAAAACACCCTCACCCCTGTTTTTGGCTATCTTAAGTATGGCACGATTTTCTGTATTAATCAATCGCCATATGTAAAACACGTTGTCACTGGTCTGCTCGATAAAAGAGCTATCCCTTGTGCATCCCAATCCCAACTCCGTTTCGTCATTAAATTTAATAGATTGTGTATGTGCTAATAAGAAAAAAACAAGACCTTCCTCTATAGCCAACTCCTTAATTCTCATTACAATCTTCCCTATATCAAGACTTGGATTTCTGCTAATAAGAATATCTGCAAGGAAATGGAGGTGGTCAATGAATACAGTATTTATATTATATTTGTCCTTGGCTTCTTTTATTCTATCAAAAATCCAATTTATGTTTCCACTTTTCATTAGGGATGGTAGATAAAAATTTGGAATAGGCATTTCAAAACTTCCGAGAAATTGTCTTGGGGTTACTTCATATTGAAACCACAAGGGAACGTTTCCAGACTTTATTAAGGCATCGGTGAATGTTTTTGCTAAGGTCGTTTTTCCATTCCCTGTCAAACCACTAATAACTGTTAAGTCTCCAGGAAGAAAGCCCAACATTGAATCGTCTAAGGATTGTATTCCAGACTTAATATATTTAATATTGGGATTCTTCTTAAGTGCTTTTTCGTATAATTCAAAGGAACTTATTACCTTATCTTCACCCTCATAATTAATCCAATTTTCCATTTATCCCACCAATCTATGATAAAATAAATCTACCGTCCAGTCTCCACCATGATAATTTACCGTAAGTAATCCCCTACTACCATCATAAGCACCTACCATTACCAAAATACCAAGATTAAAATGTTTCCCATTTCCATCTCTACCAAAACCCAAACTAAAGAAATCAATAAAAAAATCCTTCATCTATTCCTCCATCCAATTCTTTTTTATTTGCGGTGTATCATTCCATCTTTTATATATCAAAAAACTATGTGCCGAGGGAACATACTTACCGTTATCTTTTTTCCACTGGTCTGATTTTATCCACAATGTAAGGCTATTGACTATTTCCTGTGCAAGCTCGTCTGATGGATTTAACTTTATCCATTCCCTTTTTGCTAACTCAAAATTTAGCCTTGCGGATTTAGGGTAACTATTCCAAAAATCAAAGAACCCCTTAGATACTTCGGGCATTTCCACTTCTTGTCTTTCTATAACTTTCTTAACTTGAATCCATGAATTATAATTTTCATTAAGAGAATAAGATATTTTCTTTCCATTAACTTCCTTAAGGATAACATTCATAGAAACTAACCTATGTATAGACCGATGAACAGCAGAACGCTTTAATCCAGTTAAATTAACAAATTGACTTAAGAAAGTAATGGTTTTGTTTCTTTTAAGGATAACACTCAATACCTGCCAGCACTCTCCTGGGACTCGGAATCTTGCAAAAGCATCAAGTATTTCGTCTTGTATTTGTATCATTTCTTTCCTTTATTGCTATGTAATCCTTAAGTGCGTCACCTATGAGAAATCCCTTATCTCCCATTTCGACAAAGGAACTGTCACTAAAATTTGGTATAATAACAACATGAACCTTCTTGCCATCATGGGATAATCTACACTTATCACCCTTGAAATAATCATATAGAGTAGCCCCTGGACTATCCTTTATTTTCAGTTGTTTCTTCACTTGGCTTTACTATTAAACCTTCTTCTTTTTTTATTAAGTAATCTGTTACCACAATCTTATTGCACTTCACACATTGGCACAGTGTAGCCCATTTTAGCTGAACCTTATCAGCTTCATTTATTGCAAGATTATTGTAGGTAATACCAACAACAACATTTGTTATTGGTGCAACTTGACATACATGTGGGACATTTTTTTTGATTTTATACATTCCTTATCCCTCCAACTTATCTAAATTATAACCGTTTATTGCCCCTTCAAATAACACATTTCTTATTAAGTAATCAAGTTCTCCATTTATCCATGACCTCAAATGTCGAGAACAAAAAAATAGAGTTAATTTTCTTCCCTTATTTACTTCCTCATCCCTACCATCAACTACCACGTATCCCCTTGCTTGTTCCTTACAAACACAACACACAGAATCTTTTACTATTTTATCCATACCATGCCTCTCCCCATTCACTTTTTTTAAATTTATCTTTAGGACGAAACCACTCAGGACAATTCTCTACTATATCCTGAGCAAAGATAATAATTTTATTCTTCTCTCCACCCTTCACGTAAGAATAGTAATATGAAAATTCTTCTTCTTTTTCGTTCTGTATTTTATTGAATACAAAGATTGCTCCCTTTTTCATAAAGGGAAGGTCTTTTAATAGTTTATAATCTTTAGGCTTTGGCTTCATGGCAATCACCACTACACTTGCAACCCCCCTCATGTAATATTTCCATGTAGGCATTCCATTCCGCTTCACTTAAGACATAAACCGTTTCATGGTCAATCTCCATGACTTGACTTTTTAAGTCCTTAACTACTTCCACAGCAAGCGTAATATCTCCTGTTGTCTTTAGTGTTTTTGTTTGTGATACATAACCCTTAACCATTAAAGTAAGCCCTCCAGTTTTTTCTGAGATTTACTTAACATAATTGCAGCTTCAAAACAATCCCAGGCTCCAGCCCTATATAGGTCACTCCATGACCAGTTAGAATGATGAAATGATTCAGAATCTTTTGGAAACCTAACCAAATGAACACCACCTACCAATAGGTCGTCTGGAAAATTCTCCTCCCATGCTTCCTTATAGGCAATCATTTGAATAAGGTAATTTTCATGTATCTTCTTTGATGTTTTCCAATCAAATAAACTTAATTCATTATTAATGTAGGCAAGCATATCAGGGGTAGCACCATACCCATACTTCTCAGAAACTAAATGAATTTCAGATTTTAATATTTTAAACTTAACTGCCCTCATCCATTTAAGGAAGTTTTTATAAGCAACATTTCCTAATCGTGCAACTTCTTCTTCAAATGTTTTTAAGTATTCCTTGTCAGGGTCTATTTTGCATAAATGACAATCGGCAAGGTAGTGGGCGTACGTTCCCGAATCAGCAGCAACGTCCCTTACTGCCTTATAGTCAATTCCCTGCATACCAAGATTCCAACTCCAATACATTAAACCATCCTTCCCCCAGCCTATGTTTTGTCCAATTATGGTGGTTGTTCCCTTAACCCTCGTTCCGTCCTTTTTCTTGTAAGGTATAGTTGGCAAGTTATTCCTCCCTTATTTCCATCTTAATCTCCAATTACCAAATGGCAATTTAATATATTTCTTATATCCATATCTCTCAGAAAAACAAAGGGGATAATTTGTAATTAAGAATTTCCATATTCTTATCCAGCCCAAGTCCGAAAGAAAGTGATATGATATTCTTTTCATTATATCTTCACCTTATTGCAGATAGCCTCAATCACCATATTTTTATTACCTTCTTCTGGATAATAAACATTAATAATAACCTCAGCACAATAATCCCTTTCTCCCAAGTATGCGTTGGCGTATCCAATGGTTAGTTCATCTTTTGAATTTTCCGATAGACTATTCCATACGGACATTGGAATACTTCCTACAATTACAAACATAAAACATACAATTAAAAACTGTTTCATTACCCCTCCTTCACATATTCCTTTAATATCCAAAGTATTTCAAGTGCCTTCGGAATATCCCTATAGACTTCTATTTCATCTATAATGTCATCTAAGTAACTTTGAAGAATGTCCTTGTGCAAATCCGTGCCTAACATTATTACACCTCCCTGCAAATTGGTTCAAGATAAAGTAGAATAGCACACCAGTGACAATATACCTTATCTCCCAAATTAATCATATGCAAATACTTGTCTTCAAATGTTTCTTCGCATAATTCACATACATAAGTATGGCTTAATACCTCATTACACTTTTCGCAATTACATCCGTTGGCTAACAATTCCCTGCCTCATCATCTAATCCAGTAACCTCAATACACTTGCATTTAACCTGCTTCTTCTCACAAAATTCACCTTCATCCATACAGGTAGTTTTTGAAGAAGAAAATACAGGAACATGTAAGGCACAGTGTTTACAAAGAGATAGTTTCTTTTCTGCATAATCAATATTGATACAATCCCAATCAGACTTATTACAAATAACACGCATCACATTCCTTCCTTCCATTTATAATTAAGATAATAATCACCACTATATCTTGTTACAAACTTATCTTTATATATAATTTCTATCTCACCGTAACCAAATTGTATTTGGTCAATATTATTAGCGTATATACTAATCTCACCATTATAAAGGATAAGATTATAAAAATCAACAAATTTACTGGTTAGACGGTCTACCATTTACTTCTCCTCCATTCCCCTTTCCCCCTCTGGAAAGAAGCATTTTCTACCAGTTTTCTTACAAAGAACATTTCCTAAATCATCCCATTCGGAATTGTCACATGGGTGAGTTCCCCTTGGACAATCAGTAAGGGTTTTTTCCAACATTATTATTATTCCTGGGACTGCATCATCTGGAACATCATAAAAACTTTCAAATCCAGAGACATATTCAAGAACATTTCCTATCTTTTCTTTATTTTCTCCTGTTATTTTTTTGATTACTCCGAATAGCCTTACTGCACCCTCTCCTATTTTTTTCTTTTTGGTTGCTGGTACTGATTCCGTTGTTGGTGGTGGTAATTCCTTCGGTTTTTCTTTTTTACCACCGAGTTCTTCTTCGTATATGGCATCATCATCCAATATTCCGAGATAAGCCTGATTACCTACACCAAAAAGGGCAGAGGTTTTCTTTATTCCGTTTGTTAATGCTCCCTTAAGTGCATCTCCATAAACAGACGAAAGGTGGTTTCCAATACATTTTCTTGAAATAGTCACTACTTTGTCAATGTCAGTAAGGTGAATATTGATAGTAACCTCAACCGTTATGTCCACATAGGATTTACCACTTTGAAATGTTCCGTGGGAAGTCTCTAAAATCTTATAATCATAACTCCACCCATCTACATTGCATGTTTCGTTGAATTTATTTACCACGTACTGATAACCATAACCGCTTGTTGAGTATCCCTTTTTAGTCTCGTTTTTATCTGTTTTTTGTATCGCTTCTTTGGGCAATAAAGCAGAAAGTTCTCCATATACTTTTGTTATGTCTCCCAATAATCGCATTATTCGCCTTTCTTTAAATATTCAAATAAATATCCCATAGCGTTGAATATAAGACCACATAGGGCATCTTCTATTCCTTCCCTACTTTCATATCCATCATGCTCTAACCACCAATCTATAAAATGTCTCAATCCAGATTTTATATAGGTATCTAATGGAATACCCCTTTTCCAATTATCCGATTCCCTGTAGTTTCCATCAGACTGAATCCTGTGCTTATGTAAATATTCGGCATATCTTTTAAGGACTATGGGAGATAGGAAGCCATGATAATCTAACTTGTCCCTATCCGTATCTCTTGTAGCTCCCGTATTAAATTTTCTAATATTGCCCTCACCTGAATAAGTAAGTCCTTCATCTGGAATAGCTATTGGTGTCTCATAAGAAAAATCATCAACACATACAACCTTATTCCTTGGCATTATCGGCATTATTCCTCCACTACTGGATTATTTTTAGCATCATAATCCTGAAATGCCTCACCCACCAATCCTGGAATTAAATACGATAGGGCATTAGATACCACCGTTCCCATTGCAAAGTCAGCATCCTTACCCATACGAAGATTTATTTCAGAATTACCTGCATTTTTATTATAATCATTGTCATATAATGTTAATTCCAACTTATAATTCATTCCTATTCCTCCTTAAAATGGTTCTAAATCGTCAGTATCTTCAGTTTTAGGTTTATTGGTAACCTTGCCTTCTGGTTTAGGCTCTGACTTGTTTTCCATCTTTTCTTTTGTGGTAATGAATCTCACGACCTGACCAATAATTTGAATTTTACTTTTCTTATTTCCCGATTTATCATCCCATGTCTGCTGTTGTAATCTACCATCAACCAATACACTACTTCCCTTGCCAGTGTATTGTGAACATATTTCAGCTAATTTTCCAAAGACTACCACATCAATAAACATGGTTTCTTCCTTGTCACCATACTTGTCCCTTACTGCTAAAGTAAAATTTCCAACTGCTGTCCCTGTTGGCAAATACTTAAGCTCAACATCCCTTACTAAATTTCCAGCCTCAATAACCTTGTTAAAAAACATTCTAATTACCTCCCTTTTGATACTTTCCTTAGTGTATCACAAATTTTTAAAAATGTCAAGTCCTTTCTTTGGGTGGATACAATTTAGGGGACACCCATGCCCTATATATATAATATACATTAATAAGTCTTTTCAGAATAAATACTTTTTCTATTCTGTAATATATATTATTTAAACTAATATATATTATATAAGTTATTAGTAAGAGAAAAAAGTATTTATAGGCTGAGTACATCCTATTTTAGTTCCTTTGGAACATTTCCCAATATACCATGAAGAATTTGAATATCAGAATTAGGGAATACAACCTTAAGCCTTGCAAAAAACAATTTCTCGTCTTCCTGTAGGGTAGTCACTGATTGTAATTTACCATCCCTATAAATCGCTATTTCATTTTCTAAGATTTTTATTCTATCACTCATCTCTTCCTCCATCACCACACCACTTGTCTATAAGATAAGTAATTATGAATAAAATTATAAAAATAGGAAACATGTTTTCCCAACTAAACCACTCTGCCATTATTGCCCCTTTCTTATTCATGGTTTTTACAGAAAAATGGTTGTTCATATTCCAAAACATTCCTACCGCATTCAGGACAAACGAATCCTTCCCTTAGCCTTGGAGTTCTTTTACTATAACATATTTCTTTGGAAATGTCAAGGTCTATTTCTTCTGGAAATACGGCTTCATTAAATAAATCTACCAAATCTTTCATATTTTACCTCACTTTCTTAATCAAAACATCATGTAAATCTTTAAGTTTTTCACCAAAGCCCATAATATTATACCTTATTTTGTATTGCTCACACAATATCTTTCCTTTGCTTAATGCCTCCCTTCCTGCACTGTCATTGTCGAGTGCAAATATAATAAAGCTCGGTTTATACTGAGAAAATAAATAATTAAGTTTATTAATGTTTCCTGTTCCATTTAAAGAACAAAGAGATATGCTTTTATCTTGCAATAATCTATCACCAGCTAAGGCATCTATTATGCTTTCTGTAATAAGAAATTTAGACGTATCCCTTCTTAATAACCATAGGGTCTTAACTCCTAAACATATTCTTTTATGTCCCTCAATAGACCTACATTCAAGACCTATTATATTCTCAGGAAAGGGCATGGGTATTCCTATAAAATCCACAAGACCATGACGATATATCAAACACTTCATTTCTGGATAATAATTAACATGCTTAGAATTAAAGTATTCCTTAATGGAAGGTTCTTGTTCTATAGAATAATGATTTTTATATACTTCCTTAATCCATTTTATTTTTTGAGTTCTTTTCTCTTTCCTGTCTGTAAGTTCAGGGGTGATACTTTCTATTGGAGTTAGGTCTAACTCACCAGCAAGGAAAGCCTTAGCATCCTCAAAGGAAATATCCCTAATGTCCATAACAAAATTAAAGGCATCTCCTGTTTTGTGACATCCAAAACAATGATAAATAGTTCCCTTAAGCCAACAGGAAGGCTCAAGCTCCTCATGGAAAGGACATATAATCATATTATTATGATTAACTTCAAAACCTAATTGTTCGGCTACTTCCCTTAAGAAATACTTCATTGTATTAGTTCTTTTCGGTATTTAATAGCTCATTAACCCTATCTACTAATTTTTGCAAAACAAGATTATTACCAAAGTCCTTTTCAAATTCAATTATTTCCTTGAGGGATGCTTTTATATTCATATGTTTTATTACCTGTAAGTCAAACATTTATTTCTCCTTATAATTTTTTGTAGGTTTTAAAAGTTTCAATGGCTTCGGTTGTTTATTAACAGACCTTCCCCTTCTTCTTGCTTCCTGAGCCTTGTCTTTGATGCTTTGCCTTGTTCTGATGGTTATATCACGGCTCACTTAATTTTCTCCTTTCTATGGCATATGCCATTCTCAATTAAGTTCATCGCATTTCTACCGAACCATCCCTGTAAAGACCAGCATAGTCCAGTATCAATAAGATATTGCCATGCCTCAATATATTGCCCTTCGCTATCACACTCAACAAATCCTTCGGCTATTCCTACAGCGTCATACGATGTCATTTTTCTTCTCCTTTACTTTTTGCATTTCTTTCTTTGTTCTTCTATGAATTATAGGGTCTTTTGCGATATGCTTTCTCCATGAATCGCACTTATCCTTACGGCTACATTTCTTTTTACATATTGCCCTTTCCCTCCATGATTCTTCACGATAACAATATAGATATATCCTACCATTATCGCATATCATTGCATTGTTAAAGGCTATACCAGTTTCTTCGTCAATTATTGGTTTTTCCATTTTCCTTCCTTTTTTATATTATTAATACTAACTTCCCTTATTTTCCTATTTTTGTAAATAGTTCGATATATGCTTTATATTCTTCTATTTGTTCTTCTGTAAAATTATGTTCCTTTGCTATTTTTAGTCCTTCTCCTTTGGACACTGTAATTGATAATAGAAACAAAGTACATCAAGCGCAAAGTTAATTGTAAATACTGTGTTCATACTACTGGAATACTATAAATAGATATATTGTTATTATCACAATATACCTTAACATGCTTAACCCATAACCAAACATCTAAAGCAGACATGGGATTCTCCCAATATTCTAACTGCATTTTCCGGATAGTAAGATATAGTTGTTTCATTTCATTTTACTTATCCCTAAAGGTTATAACTCTTTTACCATTTTTCTGGTATCTTACGCCGATAACGTGTTGACACAAACATTCCTTATCGGGATTGATAACATTAAGACATACTGGACAGCAACAAAAAGCCTTTGTTTTTTTAACCATGATAATCTCCTTTCCTCCGATTTTAAATTGTTAATAGTTGAAATGTTCATGTCATTAAATATAGCAAGTCCCATGCCACCTTAAAAAAGCCATAACCCATTGATAAGATTCGATAATGGAAAATCTTTTAATGGCATAATGACAGATAATGTTATTTTGGAAGACGAATCTTGTCAAATTCAATCTGGTCTGAATCATCAAATCTAATAATGAATAGATTACTACTTCCAGTAAAGGATTGAATACAAGGCATTTAGACAATGGCATGTCAATAGCATATAGCATAGCATGTTATTAATAGTTAATAATCAGTTATGGTGAAGATAAACTATAAAAAATAATAAGCGGCATAACATCCAATAAACCATAACCATATTTAATCCGTTTTTAAACCGTATCTAAACTGCATCCAAAAGATACAATGCGCTTCCAATAGTATAGCGTATCGAAACACAATACTATAGAAGGTATGTTTAGGGGTAACAAGTGGTGACAGTGTTTCAATGGAATAATAGAAATGTAGATATATCAATATAGTGTGTCATTTTTGATACAGTTGAGTCGAGTCATATTAAGTATATTGATACGGTAAGGCTCACTATATAGAGGTCTACTACATGTATGATATACCCTACACAATCACCACCCCATAACCGCACATGTGAATAAATAACACACCACTATCTCTTATAGCACCCATTAGCATCTCTTATAGAATAGACATCATGTATTACTTTAAGAGATAAGGGTAACTCATGGGATAATAACAATACTTTATGGTAGAGGAGGGGGTATTCCGCATTTCCAAAAGAGACCCCCTACCACCACAATCATCTCAATCACATGTATAATAGGCATCAAAATAAATTGTTACACCATAACATTAAGTTAACAACGTAACCCCTTGATTTCATTAGACTTCTATAATAATACCTATAGAAAACAACCCCCCTATTCCCAAAATGGTATATCCTGGTAATGTAACCCATTGTCAAATTTGGATTTTCTATAGAAAATATAATAGGACTTTATAAGGCAAATAAGTCCAATTCATTTTTTGATAGGTGTATGGAATATCATACAGTCATTTTCAAAAAAGCTGTACACATCCCGTAAGAGTATCTTCTTTAACTAATAAATTATCTAATATATATTATTTAATATAATACATATTAAAGAGTAAGAAGATACTCTTATGTATTAGTATTATATATATAATATATATTATAGCGGAACAATTTAGTGATGTCCTCAATATTGTATACACCCAGGGTTCCTGTAACGTATTGATTCATGGTTCTTTCTTGAGTGGGGTGTCCTCAGTATTGTATACAGGTGTCCTCAATATTGTATCCACATGTTATATTCCATGTGCCAAACACGACATGTGCAGCCTACTTATGTCTTATAAAATATAACAATAAGTATTGACATAATACTACCCCATATGTTATACTAATAGAATGGAAGAAGAAACATACATAGGTAGTGGTAGGGTAATGGTTACCGTTATTGACGATAAACTTACCATTATGACAGATTGCCCTAAGTGTGGTAGGCTTCTTCAAAAGAAAGAATATATCGCAATCGTAACATGTTTTTGCGGATATGTTTGGCAGGAGTGGTAAGATGGAATGTAAGGAATGTGGTTTATCTCTGGAACTCGATAGTTACCAAAATACAGATGGTGATGTAATAGTCACTCTGTATTGTAACGACTGTGATAAGTATTTTCCTGTTAAGACCAAGGGGGAACTTAGGGAAATACTTAATGACGAAGAGTTGGCTAATTATCTTCCAGTTGATGTAATCTTTGAAATAAATAAATTTTAACCTTTAGGAGGAAACAATGTTTTCTGTTTTAGAGATACCTATTGCCATTGCCGTGAGTGGCACAAGTTTTAATAGTGACCCTGTTTATATTCCAGAAGGGGTTAGGGTTTTGGGTTGGGAGTTTACCACCCCAGATTATACAGTTGCCCGAACAACTACTATGTCTATTGTGTCTGCTGCTGGAAGGACTTTAGTTTCTGGCTCTGCTATTAACGAAGCAACTGCAAGCGTTAAACTTTGTGATGAGACGGAAGCCCCTGCTGTATTCTCAGGGTTCTATCTTAATGCTGCACTTAGTGGTGCTGCTGGTGGAACAGACCCATATACTATGAGTGTTATTCTCTATGTTGAAACTGGAGATAGTGGGGCATTAATGATTCCATCTGGTTTGGTTGCTGCAATGAGTTTTCAGACACAGGCAGATGCTTTACTTAGTCAAGCTACTCCAGTTCAAAATACTTGGTATACTATTCTTGATACAGTTCATTACGCTAAATTATTTGGGATAGCTATTGCCGTTGCTACAACTGGAGAAACCTTAGAAGTAAGACTAACGGTAGATGGTAATGTATACACTGGAAGTCAGGTCGCTGTCGCTGATACTGCATATAAGGCAAATCCCTATACTGCACCAACTGGAACTTATTTACTTATGACTACTTCTTCAATACAAAATAGTAATGAACTTGAAGGAAGGTCTTTGAAGGTTGAGGTTAGAAAAACAACCGCAGCAGGTACGGGAACAATAACTGGTTGCGTTACTTATGCACAGAGAGGATAAAATGGAACTAAAGAAAGAAAAAATCTCTTTATTGGAATTGGTCAATATGCAGCCAACACTCAGGAAGATGGTGACTAAGGAGTTACCTGCGAAGTTGGCTTATCGTTTGGCAAAACTTATTAAGAATTTAGAAACCGAATATACTTCATATGAGGAAACAAGAAAGAAGCTCGTTGGGAAATATGGAGATAAAGAAGAAGATAATAGTATCTCGGTTCCTCCAGATAAGATTGATGTATTTATGGGTGAACTTAACGAGGTATTAAAAGAGGAAGTAGAAATAACTTACATTCCATTCTCTCTGGATGAGATAGAAAAAATAGAGCTTACAGTTCAGGATATTGTTAGTATTGAAAGATTCTTGGTAGGGAAAGAATAAATGAATAAACTCTGGTCTGAATTAGTAAGAATATTTCCACTATTGCTAATCATCCTTGCTGCCATTGTAGTATTTGGTGATGTCTCACAATTGCAAGTTCAATTATATCAACTTTCTATGGTTGCATTTGTAATCATAGCCTTTCATATTGCAAGGCAGGTTTTATTTCCCTATATAGACATTAAAGAGATTGTAGCATATACAAAGTATAATGCTATAGCATCTGCTATGGTATTTGTGGGAATGTTGATATTTATTATAGTAATAATTTATATGGGGGTCATTAAGTAATGGTTATTTTTTTAATAATACTTGCCGTTGCACTATACGTTGTATTTATTGATAGGATTACGAGATGAGTGAATTTGATATTAAAAAATTAAGAAAAAATCAATATGAGATAGATGAGAGAAAAAATTATATTGTTCAGGATATTGAATGTTGCCTTAATTGTTCCTATAGGGGAAACGAGGTAGATGGTGCAATATCTTGTAGGATGCACAGATTTCATAGAATCGGAGAATCATATTGGTCATTTCCAGTAGATAACCTTGGTAAGTGTGATAAATATTTTGATGAAAGATTGTATAGATTAAAATGAAAAAAGTTACTAAGGATTCATTGATAACTTGGGGTATTGTAACTGGAATAATTATTTTTCTTTGGTTAGTGGTTATGGTTCAACATGCGTTTCCAGTTACTATGCTTGATAAAGCAAAACCATATCTTCCAGTTGTAAGGGAAGTTGTTCATAAATATTGGACAGACGTAAAAAATGAACACTACATTTGTGGTCAAATTGAACAGGAATCTGGATGGAAGAAATATGCAGAACTAAAAACTTCAAGAGAATATGGTTTTGGACTTGCTCAAATAACAATAACCCCAAGATTCAATAATTTCCTTGAAGCAAGAAAAAAAATAAAGGAACTATCTGCATGGAATTGGGATGATAGATTTAATGAGAAATATCAATTAACCTACCTTACCTTAACCGACAAAAGTAACTTTCAGCAAATGCTGAAACTGCTTAATTCAGTGAAAGATATATGGGCTGGAACTCTTGTCAGTTATAATGCTGGTAAGGGGACAGTCCTACAGAGGAGAGCCTTGTGTGCATCCTCTGTAGGCTGTGATAAAACAAGATGGTTTGGTGGATTAGATTCTGTAAGAATGAATTATGAAAAGAGGGTACTATACGGTAAGGAAGTGGGTAATATGAGAAATGAATACCCACATGTAATAATTTTTGTAAGAAGTCCAAAATATAAAAATGTCATTTAATGATTTCTTAAATCAAGCATATCTAATAGCTGGTGCATTTGCTGTAAGGGAATTTGCTGCTTGGGGATTCAGGAAAGTATTCAGTGGTGGAAATGCCCTTATTACAAAATTAGATTTTGAAAAAGAAAAGGCACTTCTGGTATCTTATGAAGATTATCAGAAAGATACTGATAAGTTAGATAAGCGACTTGAGGAAATTTGGAAGAAAGTTGATTTTCTTGTGGAGTTAGAAATTGAAAAGAGCAAATAAATTTGTGATTAATGGAAGCCCTCAGAGGCAAGGAACCAATCCTACCAAGGTGGATATGAGGGAAATAGACTTTAAACTCAAAAAAATCCTTATGGATTTACAAACACTAAAACATCTCAAGGGAGGAACGTAATGGAAAGTACAGACAATGTAATCATTAGGTTGCACAAACAGGTTCTTTATCCTACGGTAAGGGTTCGTACCGAGAAAGCGGGTGGTAGCGGAACGGTAGCATTTTCAGGTAAGAATTGCAAGGATAAGGTAGAAACTTATGTTATTACAAATCATCACGTTGTAGCAGATGCTATCGAGGTTAGGAAGATTTGGGATGCAAGATTAGGTAGGGATGTTAAGAGAGATGTTCGTTCAACTGTCTCTGTTGAGTTTTTTAAGTACAATAATTTCTCTCATTGCATAGGGTCTTTTGGTGTCGAAGCAGACATTATGGCTTATGATGCAGAACAGGATGTTGCATTACTAAGATTGCGTGATGAGGAAAATGTTGCTCCCTATATAGCAAAACTATTCCCCTTATTGAGATTAGATGAAGTACATCTTTTTGATGATATTTATGCTTGTGGTGCAGCCCTGGGACATTCACCAATTCCGACAAAGGGTGAGATTACATTTATGGATGATGAGATTGACAACTACAAATATTGGATGAGTTCTGCTCTTACAATCTTTGGAAATTCTGGTGGTGCTGTCTATAGATTAAATGAAGTTGGAAACTACGAATGGATTGGTATTCCATCAAGGATAAGTATGAGTATGGCAGGATTTAGTGCAAGTCCGATTACGCACATGGGTTATTTTATTCCAGCATGGCGTGTATATAGGTTTTTGGATGTGAACCATTATCAGTTTGTTTATGATGATACTTACACGATAGAACAGTGTGAAGGAAAAAGAAATCAAATGAAAGAGAAGGAAGTAAATAAACTGGAAATGCAGTTTGGTGTCATAGAAGAAGATAAGTAATCATGGAAATATATAGGCTATATACAAGAGATTCAAATGCTGGAGTGGTAGCTGATATAGCAAAGAAAAACCTTCCTTGGTATTTACTTATACCGATGTGGTATAGTGATGGTAGTGGAATCCTAAAGCAAGGTTCTATAATAGAATTTCATGCATATGACAATGATGATATAATGAAATTTATAGTATTCTATGATATATGTGTAGATAGGACTGATGCTAAATTTGACCAATGCCATTGGAAGGTTGGTAAGAATTTCTTAATTGAATAATGAGGAAGTTAATGTCAAGGAAAACTATATTTTTTATAGTGGTAGGAATATTGTTTTTAGTTCTTGTGTCAGGATTTTTTAAGTATAGACCTGACAAAACGATTATTGATAAAATAATTCAGGATAGGATTACTGAAATAAATCAGCAAAAAGATACTGAAATTAATAGTTTAAAATCACAAATGGAGTTGATAAACAATCAACTGGTTGTTAGTCAAAGGAAATACGACCTATTAAAAAAGAAACTTGGTGGATTAGAACAACAGGCAAGTAATATCCACCAACCAGGGAGTATAAATGAAACTAAAGAAAGATTCAAGTCCTTGGGTTATAATCCTAAGTAGCTTTTTGGCTGCTGTTGTAATTTATCTTTTCTTGCTTGTATTCTGTGGTAATGTTTATTCAGCAGATACGGATGTTTGTTTTGACCCACCAACAGCAGGAAATATGGTTGTTGAATTGGAAAAAGCAAGGATAATGGAAAAGGAAAATATCCTACTTAGGGAAGGTAATAATGAACTCGAAAGACAGATTGGTTTGCTTAAACAGGTCACTGAACTCAAGGATAAGCAAATTGATGTCCTTGAAAAAACTAACAAGGAATATGAGGATTTACTTAAGACACAGAAAGACTTATATAGTGAGATGCTTAAACATGCCAAGCCATCAATTTTTAGTCAACTAAGAGATGCTCTTGGCTTTGTGGGAATCGGTGCTTTATTAATGTTGGTATTGTAATGAGTAAGGAATTAATTAAGATACCTAACTATAGGTCAAGAAACGCTGCCATTGCAAGGGAAGCAAGAAAGAAGAAAATAATAGACGAAAAGTTAAATGAACTTGATGATAAGGTTAGGGGTCTTTCTCAGGAAGTTGATAAGAAGATAGAGGAAGGATTAGATAAACAAATAGCCGAGAAGGTTCAGGAAGTAGTAAAGGATTTAAGTTTTGTTTCCAAGAAAGTAAAGCAAGATTTTCTTGATGCGTTTGATAAATGCGGTGGTGTTGATGGTTTAGTTAATTGGGCTATGGGAGGAATACTTCCTGATGGAAAATTTTCACTTGGACATAGGACAGATTTCTATAAGTTAATTATATCACTACTAAAGAGTGAAACGGCAAAGCCCGATAGCGGTGGTCAGAAGCAAGCCGTAATTGTAAATATATCTGGAGTAGGAAAGGGTAAGGAATTAAAAGTAGAGTTAAATGGAGAACCAAGCAATAATTAATAAAAATAGAGAAATATTTTTATCATATTTGGCTGGAATTTTTGATGGTGAAGGTTCTATATTTAATTCTTAAAAAGAAACAGGCTGAATGTGTCTTGAAGCTTAGAAAAAATATAGATTTTTATAGCTTTAGGGGATTTAAGGCTATACCTAAAAATATATTAAAAGAAAGAGATAAGTTATTTCTATTATGCAAGAAATACAACAAGCAATCATAAATTATTCAACCGATGATTGTGCTACCCTTAAAAGATTTACGGAATCAGACGCAAGGGTAAGAGGAATAAGGGGAGTAATTGGTTCTGGGAAGTCCTCTGTTTGCGTGTGGGAATTAATAAGACGTGGACTTGAGCAAGCTCCAAGCACACTTGACGGTATAAGAAAGACCAGGTGGTTTATTGTTAGAAATACCTATATGCAATTAAAGGACTCCACCATAAGGACTGTACTTGAGTGGCTACCAGAGAAGTATTTTGGTGTATACCACAAGACAGACCATAACTATAATATAACAAAATTTAAAGATACCCATATTGAGTTTTGTTTTAGGGCATTAGATAGACAAGAGGACATAAGAAATCTTCTTTCTGTTGAAATGACTGGATGTTGGATTAATGAAGCAAGGGAAGTACCGAAGGGAATTTTAGATGCTGTTGATTCTCGAATACCACGATTTCCTTCTATGAAGGAAGGTGGTGCTACCTGGTGCGGTATGATTATGGACACCAACTCACCAGACGAAGATTCATGGTGGTACAGTACATTTGAAAAGGGAAACATTCCGAAGGGTTGGGAACAATACGTTCAACCATCGGCATTTTCTCCAGATGCGGAAAATATAAAGAACTTACCACCCAAGTATTACGATAATATGTTAGCTGGTAAGGATGCTGATTTTATAAAAGTATATTTAGAAAATCAATATGGATTTGTTAAGGAAGGAGACCCTATATTCAATGCTACATGGGTAGACCATTTGCATATGGCGAAAGAAATATTAAACTTCCTTAAGGGATTTGATTTAATTATAGGAATGGACTTTGGATTAACACCTGCTGCTGCCATTACACAGTTTAGTCCAACTGGACATTTTAATATTCTTGATGAACTTGTATCGGAAGAAATGGGAGTTCAGAGATTTATAAGAAATAAAATGAAACCTCTTATTTTGAATAAATATAAAGATGCAAATATACTTGTAATAGGAGACCCTAATGCTGTTAATGTTAGAAGTCAAGTAGATGAGAAGACATGCTTTGAAGAACTAATGAACTCAGGATACCATGTTAGGCTTGCTCCAAGTAATGCACCAGCAGCAAGAATAGGTGCGATACAATTATTTTTGAGTGAGTTGAAGGAATATGGTCTTCCATCACTACAAGTTTCACCAAATTGCAAGGTAATAAGGAAAGCCTTTAATGCTGGATATGTTAAAGACAAGAAAGGTGAACCTAAGAAAAATAAATATTCACATATAATGGAAGCTGTATCTTATGCAGCATTACATTTTCAAGAACTATTAAAAAGAATGGGTGGGAGGTCTGGCACTGTTAGGGGAAAAAGTACATACCAAAGACCAACGGTGGCAGGATATTAATATGAAAAAAGACTACGGGAAATTTGATTTCAACAAAAGGGACTGGAAGATAACAAAGAAAGAAAAATCATACTATGAAAATTTTGATGGTATTTTTAGAAAAGAAAAAGGGGTAAATAAGAATGACAAGCCTAAAGAATAAAAGTGTACTGATTTATGATTTTGGTCTCTGTTCTGAGAACGCCGTTAGGCTTGCAAGGGATTTTGAATCAGTTTTTTATTACACACCTTGGGAAGCAGCGTTTCCCAAATCATCTTATTCTTTGATAGGAAAGAATTTTGAGGGAGTTACAAGGGTAGATAGTTTTGAGGATTATAAAAAAGAAGTAGACCTAATATGTTTCTTCGATACATATTGTTCAGATATAGTTAGGGACTTAAGGGAAGATGGTTATAGAGTATTCGGTGCTAGTGCATCAGAGGGACTTGAGAATAATAGACATCAAGCCAAAAAGTACATGGAAGAGGTTGGTCTTCCAGTTCAACATTATGAATTAATTAAAGGATATGAAGCACTTGAGGAATATTTAAAGAAACATAATCATGTTGTTGTAAAGTTAAATATGTTTCGTGGAGATGCTGAAACATTCATGCACGATACATGGAATACTACCCAGGCTCAATATATGGGTGACTTACTTATGAAGTTAGGAGCCAAGGCAGAAGAAATAGAATTTTTAGTAGAAGATGAAATTAAGGGAGTTGAACCTGGATATGATGGTTTTGTGGTAGATGGACAATATTCAAATGTGTCAATGTATGGATATGAAAGAAAAGGAACTGGCTACATAGGAAAGGTTATGCCATATACGGAATTGCCTAAACCACTAAAAATGGTTAATGATAAAATAGCTCCGTATTTTAAAAAATATGAGGGTAGAACATTTTTCTCAACAGAGGTTATGGTTAAGGAAGATGGAACTCCATATCTTATTGACCCAACTGTTCGTTGTCCAATGCCATGTCCAACCGCTATAGCACTTGAGATGTATGAAAACTTTTCTGAATTTATTTGGGAAGCTGCTGATGGAAATTTAATAGACCTGGAACCACTATACAAATATGGTGCTGGTATATGTGTTGATTCTGATTGGGCTGAGCATCATTGGACACATATAGATTTTGATTATAAATATAGACAATGGATTAAATTTAGGATGGCTTGTAAGATAGGAAAGGAATATTATGCACTACCTGGATTTAATAGTGTCTGTAGTGTTATAGGATTAGGAAATACCATTGATGAATGTATTGACAAAATAGAGGAAATAGTTCCTACTTTAAAAATAAGAGAATCAACCTATACAGTTTCTGGCTTGAGGGAAATATTGGATGATGTTATTCCCGAAGGTCGTAAACATGGAATAGAGTTTTAGGAGGTTATGGTGATAAATAACGAAGGATGGGTTTGTCCGAGATGCAACAAGGTAAATGCTCCCTGGAAATCTCAATGCGATTGTGTTCCTACATATTATGGTATACCAATTACAGACAATCACTATGGTGGTAGTTATATTTACTGTCCTATATGCAAGCAATTATATAATACTATCGAACTTCATTTTTGTAAGGCAGAGGTAAATTAAATGAACTTCCATGAATTAGAAGAATTATCAAGACTTGAATTGGATAGTCTTGGAACTATACTTAAAAATGAATTTGAATATACCAAGATAGTAAGGCGTGATAAAGAAGTTGAATGGGTTCAGAATCTTAGGCAATATCGTGGTCAATATGACCCAGAAATATTATTGAAGATTCACAAAAATGCTTCCCAGGTCTTTCCTAAATATACAAGATTTTGGTTAAAGAAATGGAAAGCTATATTACAGAATATAGTCCTACCCGATAATGATAAGAATTGGGGAATATCACCAACCCCCAAGCCAATGGTTGATGTAAAGGATTTACAAAATATAATTGACCAATTAGAAAAATCTCAAGTTGAAGCTACTCCAGAAAATATAGAGAAAGCTGTATATGAATTTGCTAAAGCAAGATGTAAGAATATGGAACTTGAAATAGAAGACCAGTTAAGCGATATTAAATATGAAATTGTTATTAAGGACACTATTGATTCTGGCTTGAAGTTTGGTACTGGTATTGTAAAGGGTACAATGTCCAAGAAAGATACGTCTAATGAAATCGTATCAGAAGGTGGAGTATTTAAACAAGTTACAAAAACTATACATGTTCCATATATTGAGAATGTTAGGATATGGGATTATTACCCTGATATGGGAACTACCGATAAGGAAACGGTAGAATTTGAATGGGAAAGAATGGTTCTCACAAAACACCAACTAAGGGAACTTGCCGATAAGGAAGGTTTCTTTGGTGACTTAATCCTTCAACATTTAAAGGAAAATCCCAAGGGGGATGCCAAATACGAGCAATGGGAAATTGACCTACAGGCTATGGACATAAATAAATTTAAGGATATGAGAACTAATAAATATGAAGTTTATGTCAGGCATGGTTATCTTGATATTGAAGAAATGAAATATGCAGGCATTACAGTAGATGAAGAAAATGTAGAATTTGAGGTAATGTCAGATGTTTGGATATTGGGAAGTAGGGTAATTAAAGTTGAGGAAAGTCCATTTCTGGAACCACTATATCATTTGTTTTATTTTGAAAAGGACGAAACAAGTATTTTTGGTAGTGGACTTCCTAAAATAACAAGAGATAGTCAACAGACTCTTTGTTCTGCTATTAGAATGTCTCTCGATAACGGTGCTATTTGTGCTGCCCCTCAAGCAGAGGTTAATATAGAACTTCTTGACCAAGGTGAAGACCCAGATGATTTTAGACCAAGAAGGATATGGAAAAGGTGGGGAAGGGGCATTGACGCACAGATTCCCGCAATAAGGGCTATAGAATTTAACTCACATATACCTGAATTGTTAAGTATAGTTGATAAGGCTGAAAAGATAGCGGAAATGGAAATATCATTTTCTATGTATCCCCAGGAAGAAATGGAAACTCCAACAAGACAGAACTTGGCTGAATCTTCCATGAAGGCATCCTCTAAGGTTATAACCATTAAGGATGTTGTTAAGGCATTTGATGATTGCAATAAGAGCGTAATTAAGGCTCTTTATGATTGGAATATGGAATATAATAAGAAAGAACATATTAAGGGTGACTTTAATGTGGAAGCTAAGGGCGTTGCTACGTTACTTTCTAAGGAAATTCTAACTCAACGTGTTGGATATTTCAGCCAGACCCTATCTCCAGAGGAAAGAATGTATATTAAGACTGGTGAGTTCCTGAGACAGAAGGCTAAAATACTCGATTTGGATGTTGATGAATGGCTTAGAACTGACAAAGAAGTACAAGAGATGCAGGAAGCCAGTAGAGACGCTGAGATGGAAGCTATAATGAAAGCTAAAGCCAAGTCAGATGTAGCCTATACGGACTCTAAGGCTGCCCATATGAACGCTAAGGCTGAAAAAGCAGTCAAGGATTCAGACCTGGATGTAATTAATACCCTAAAGGGAAGCCAATAGAATGTATGATATAAGCGAATTTAATGACCTTATAAGTAAGATTAAGTCATTAGATTATGATTATATACATTATTTTGCTAAATTATTTAAAATAAGATTGGAACATTTAAGGTCTGAGAATGATACTGCCAATATGGATGAGGTTAAGATAAACCAAGGTGGAATAAGGGAATTATCCTATATTCTGAATTTACTTAAACGTGGGTAGTTGACTTAAAACTATTAAATGTGTTATAATAGAGTATAGTAGAGGAATGGTCTATGAATAAGGTAGAGAAGAAAGAAGTTGTATTTCAGGACGGTTTTTACGGTAAATTAATTCTCGGACTCGAAGACGGAAATTTTATCTATCTTAAAAAAGAAGAAACCATTAAGGACAAGAAAGTAATAAGACAAATACTCGAAAAAGTCCTTAAGGCATTATAGTATAGCCTTATCCACCATGTGTGGAAAAAGATTAGCCAACCAGCAATGGTAGGTGGAAACTAAAAGGTTACGACAAACAAGGGGAAATCTACTGAGTACCCTGACAAATCGTAAGCCCTGGTAGATAGGGAAAGCGGTAGAAATGTCGCATAAAATATATAAAAAAGTGGTAGGTATCTGGATTAAGCCTTAGTCCATAACCCTACCCCAATAGTATCGAGAAAATCGAGCTATAGAAACGGCTACTTACAGCGAGCCTAAATTCTATAGCTTTTTTGTTTTAAGGAGACAAAAAATGTCAACTAAAGAAAAAGAAGAAGAAAAAGTAGAAACATTTGAAGATGTTTTTGCTGAGGCAGCAGAAGAACCAGAAGGCAACAAAGCCGAAGCTGGTAAATCTGACGAACCCAAAAAAGAGGAACCTAAAGAGGTTGAGCCTAAGAAGGAAGGTGAGGTTGAGCCTAAGAAGGAAGACGAGCCCAAAGTTGAGGACTATGAACAAAAATACAAGTCCCTGCAAGGCATGTTTAATTCTGAGGCTGAAAAGAGACAGGCTTTAGAGGAAGAAGTTAAAAAACTCAAAGAGCCTAAGCCCGAAGAAAAGAAACCAGAACCTAAACCCGAAGAAGACAAGCCCGACCCTGAGTTAGATGAGTATTTGAAAGAATACGATACAATCGCTAAAAACGAATCTAAGCTCAGAAAAAAGGAACTCGCAGCACTAAAGACGGAGATTAAAAAGGAAATGGCAGAAGAATTAGGAGTACCTTTTAGGAAAATAGAGGAACTTCTAAATACAAGAGATGAGGAAGCTGAACTTACCCATGTTGCTTCTATCTTAGATGCACATGAGGATTATGGTATTGCTTTCGATAGACCACAAGTTGAAGAATGGATTAGTAAACTATCTCCACTAAAAAAGAGAGAATACGGTGCGATTCTCGGAGAAGGTAGCACGGAAGAAGTTGTTGAGCTATTAACTGAATATAAAAAAGCCAATAACATTTCTTTGAAAAAAGAGGAAGAATCCGATACTACCAATCAAGAAGAAGACGAAGAAAAAGAAAAGAAATTAAAGTCTATGGAAGCTGTCAAACATAAGAAGACTCCTGTTGGTGATACTGCTAATAAAAAAGAGGATTACGAAGGAGCCTTTGATGAGGCAGCCAAAAAGAAAGATTAACGGAGGATAAAAATGGCTTATTCTGCAACTCTATACGGAGATATTTCCCCAAGGACAGCAGCCTATGTGGTTGTTGAACTTTTAAAGAGGGGTATGCCTTATTTGGTTCTTGAGAAGTTCGGTCAGGCAAAAGAACTTCCTATGAATAAAACACAGGCTATGAAATTTAGGAGATACGAGCATCTTCCATTGGCAACTACGCCTTTGGTAGAGGGTGTAACTCCCACAAGTACAAAACTAAGATACACCGATATTACTGCAATTCTAAGGCAGTATGGTGCTATCGTTGAAATTACAGACATCGTGGCTGATACCCATGAAGACCCGATAATTAAGGAATCAACGGTAATTATGGGTGAGCAAGCTGCAAAGACAGTTGAGACAATTAGGTTTAATGTTGTCAAGGCTGGCACTAACGTATTCTTTGCTAACAGTACAGTAAGGGGTAGTGTTAATGTTCCTGTTTCTCTTGCAAAACAGAGAGCAGTTACAAGGGCGTTAGCACGACAGAACGCTGTAAAAATTACATCAGTTGTTAGAAGCACACCAAGTTTCAATACTGAGAACGTGCTTCCTTCCTATATTGCTATTGCACATACCGATATGGATAGTGATATTAGGAGTATGCCTGGGTTTATAGATGTAAAAGATTACGGTCAGCTTCCACCTTACGAAGCCGAAATTGGTGCAGTTGAAACTTGTAGGTATCTGACTACTTCAATAGCTCCTTATTGGGCTGACCAGGGTGCAACCGCTAACGGTAGTGGTGTTCAGATGCTTTATACAACAAGCAATAGTGCTTGTGACATATATCCAGTAATTTATCTTGCCAGGGATGCGTTTGCAATAGTAGCCCTTAAGGGTAAATATGCTGTAACACCTACAGTTATTAATCCTGTCCCAAGTAAGTCTGACCCATTAGGTCAGAGGGGAAGCATCGGATGGAAAACCATGCAGACCGCAGTTATTCTTAATGACGCTTGGATGGCTCGTTTGGAATGTGCAGTTACCAGTTTATAATCGTAGGTAAATAAAATAGGAGGTAATGGAAATGACTATGAATGAAACGATTGTTCAGACAGTAAGGGATGCAGCTAATCTCTTTTGTTCTGAGGCAGAAAGTTTTATAGATAATAGCACTAATGTAGCTCCAGGTGGACAGGTCAATATAGTTAGAATGAGCATCGCTGAGGAAGCGGTAGTGGAAACAGTTACGGTGGCTCTTTACGGTATTGGCGCTACAATTCTTGGTGCTGACCTTTATGCAAGGTTGGTAGCATTGAAGGCTACACTTGACGTATATCAGTCGGCTATTGGTGGTTAATTAAAGTAAATTAGGAGGTAAATAAATATGTTACAGGAACTTTTTGCGGTAGGAAAGATTGTAGGTACTGGTTCCGCTATTCATGTTCATCTTGGTTTTATTCCAAGATACGTCAGACTCTTTAATGCGTCAGATGCTACAGTTCCGTTCCTGGAATGGTTTCAGGGTATGCCAGCAGGTTACGCACATAAAACGCTAATCAGTACAAAAGATTTAAGTTCCTATGCAGCAAGTGGTTGTATTAGTGAATATGCTGGTACTGATGCACAGGGTGATGGTGCTGGTTTTACACTTGGAACAGACAGTGACCTTAATGGCTCAACGGATGTAATATTCTATTTGGCATTGAGGTAAAAACATGATACAGGAACTTTACTCTATAGGACAAGTTGTAGGTACTGCTGCTGCTATTAATGTTCATTGTGGATTTGTGCCAAGATATGTAAAGTTATTTAACGTTACAGATGCTACACTTCCACAAATGGAATGGTTTGATAGTATGGCAGCAGCCCATTCACACAAAACTTATATTAGTACCAATGATTTTTCATCTTATGCTGCTACTGGAATTACTGCCTATGCTGGTAGTGATGCACAGGGAGACGGTGCTGGTTTTACAATCGGTACTGATACACAGATGAATGGCATCGGAGACGTAATTTTTTATTTAGCACTTAGGTAATTTTAAAAAGAGGGATGGAAACATCCCTCTTATTTTCCATAGAAAAAATCAGGAGGATAAAATGTTTGAAGTAGAAGAAGTAAAAAAAGAAGAAGGGATTAAAGAACCAACAGAACAGGGTATGGTTCAGAAACCAAAAGAGGAAGATAAGAAAGTTAAAATCATAATCGAGGAACAAGAAGGGGACGAAAACTCTGGTGATGTGTTTGTAAGCGTAAATGGTTACGGTATGACAATCAAGAGAGGATTTCCTGTAGAGATTCCTGAGAGTTTTGTTGATGTGCTAAGAAAGGCAGTTATTACCAAAATGACACAGGATAAGGAAACTGACGAAATTAAGTATCGTGACGTTCCCCGATTCAATTTCAGAATAGTTAATGAGTAAAATATGACAGTAGGGAAAATAATAGAATTTTCAAGATTTCAACTTGATGATACCCAAAAACCCTATAAATGGTCAAGTGAAGAATTAGTTTTATATCATAATGATGCAGAAGCGGAAGCATGTAGGCGTGGTAATTTAATACATGCGTATCCATCAGTCGTAACTATTACTGGAAACAGTAATATTTCATTTGCTACTACTAAGAAGATTACAAAATCAACTGGTGGTTTTTTGTCTGCTGGTACTGTATCTGAATTAGAGACATTTGAAATAGATGACCAAATAACTATTACTGGAACTGTAAGTAATAACGGAGTTAAAACTATATCCAATGTTACAGATACAGAGATTACGGTTATAGAATCATTAGTTGCCGAATCCAATAAAAGTGCTACAATAGAAGCTACCAGAACTGCCACAAGATTACCGCTTAGGGCTGGTGTCCATACATACAGATTGCATCCAAAAACATTAATGGTTTATAGGGCAAGACCAGAAAGTTTAACTTATCCATTAAGACAAAGAACACTTGAAGGATTAGACGCTGATATACTTGTTGTTGATACGGATTTAGATGATATGGTTGATTCTTTCTATTATGAATCATGGGAAGAATTAACTAATTATTTATTTTCTTATATAGAAGACTCTGGAAAAATAAGGATTGTGTCCCCACCTATTGTGGATGATATTCTATGGATGTTCATTTCAAGATTACCAAAAAAGACATATACAATTAATGATTTTGATTTAACTCCAGAGATTCCAGAACCTTACCATATGGGACTTGTAGATTGGATTTTACATCGAGCCTACATGAAACAGGATGGTGAAACTCAGGATTTAACAAAGGCTAAGTCATTTGAGGCATCCTTTGAGTCAAGGTTCGGAAAGAGACCTTCCGCAATTCAGGAGATGAATAGAAAACTTTATCCGAGAAATACAAGTTTCAGACCTCGTTCATTTGGATTTTAATATGAAAGCACATGAACCTGAAAGATTATATGGTGGATATTTTTCGGTATAATCAAAAATGTTAAAACTTAAAATAACAGACGAAAATGGTGAAGTTATATATGAGGGATTTGCTGAACATCTATCGAATCTTGTAAGTGCTATTGTAGGATATGATGAAGTAAGTAAAGCATGGATGCCTATTGGGGTAACCGATAGGGGTCTCTCCAAAACTGCAAATTATATTTGGAATACTAATACGTTAGCATGGGAATCATCAACTACTGGTGCGGGTGGTCTTGCTCAGGATGTTAATGTTAATAATTTTCCATCTGGAATAGCAATAAATAATCTTCCATCTGATTATGCAAAGGAAGAAGGTAATTTAGATAGTATAAATAAAAATTTAATTCCATATAATACATTAATTGACGATTTTAGTTCTATAGATAAAACATATATAGGAAAGGCATTGTCAGGTTCTTCTGAATCTAATTCAGTGTGGCAAATTAAATGCATAGACGAAACTGGTGATTATATGAAAATTAAATTTGCAGATGGTGTTTCTACTTTTACAAAAAAATGGTCTGATAGAATAACATATTCTTATTTATAAAGGAGAAAAACATGGCTTGGGTAACTTTTACTTGTGCTGGTACAATTTTTGATGCTACCCTTGCTACCAATGCAATAGCAAATGGGTGGACAAGATGTGAGACTGGTTATCAATGGATTAAACCAGCAAATTCAAATAATGTATTTTATGGAAGGATTACACAATTAGGTGCTATAAGGATTTATACTGAGGTTAATGCCACTGGTTACTTATATACAATTTATGAACCAGCAGTCAGGGAGTCCTATGATATGGGTTCACATACAGGAATAGGATTAGGATGGACAGGTTGGGGTAATCCTATTTATTGGGCTGGAAGAAGCGAAAATGATGTTGCAAGGGACTATACTTTCAATGGTTGGATAGGTAGTAATTCCATTTTTGGTAATGTAAGCCCTGACCCTTCAATTACAGGTGCATCTACATTTCCAATTTTTGCTTGTGTAACAAAAGGCTTTGATGGAATTGATCGTTTAGTTGCATTAGATATGCTTCCCAATGGTGGTGCATATCGTTGTAATTCACGTCTTATATATGCTACAGATTCACTTGCTTATTTTAATGGTTTACAAGTTGGTGGACTTGGAACGTGGGG